CCCATCGGAGTCATAGGGTCATCGGGATCTACGGGTCCAACGGGTGCAACGGGACCACAAACAATCACTGGAACCGCGGGTGTGCAGGGAGTTAGTGGTGTTGCGGGTACTGCTGCGACGGGTGTACAAGGACCAACCGGACCTGTAGGTTCTACCGGACCAACGGGACCGTTGGGATATTCGGGTTCCACGGGCGTACAGGGTATTACAGGTGTTACAGGGTCTACTGGACCATTAGGTTCAACAGGTCCAACGGGTGCAACAGGTGCGATAGGTCCGAGTGGACGGCAAGGAATTCAAGGTATTACCGGTGTGATTGGTGTAACCGGTCCTTCTGGAGATATCGGTCCAACTGGACCCATAGGAATAACCGGACCAACTGGAGTAGGCCCCGCTGGGTCAACTGGCCCTGTGGGAGAATCGGGACCGATAGGATCACAAGGAATTAGAGGAGCAACTGGACCTACCGGTGCGGCAGGACCATCGGGAAGTACAGGACCAAACACATTCGGTGGTGCGGGAATTTCTGGACCAACGGGTGCAACGGGTGTCATCGGTGTAACAGGTCCAACAGGTGCACAAGGACGAACGGTATATTATGTTACCGGTGTTTGTGCGGCGGTCCACGCAAATGCAACCACAACGCATACCGACACAACAGTATATCACAGTGATACGTCAACTCCACATGGTAATTCTGTTGCACATTCCAACATAACCATCGCAGGGTCACACGCTAATATCGCTGCATCACACACAGATTCAACAGCACATACGAACGCAACTACTACACACGGTGATGGTACCACAACGCACACAAATAGTAGTATTGCGTTTACAAACACGACTGCTCATAGTAACATTTCACCATCGCATAGTGATATTATCACTCACACAAATATTTCCACAATTCACGGAGATGGTACACCACATACTAATATTGCGGCATCACACGCAAATGAAGCTGCGGTTTCACATACAGATAGTGCAACGCATTATGATGGTGCTACGGAATTTGTTAATATTACCACACACTTCGATGTAGACCCATCACACGTAGATGGAGTACCTCACACAAACGTAAGTCCATTTCATGCAGATGAAGCACCATCACATTCAAATTACGCAGCATCGCATGCAAATATCGCAGGTAATCATACCGATACAACCAATTTACACATAGATTACTATCTTGGTATTGACCCTGTTACGCACGGTGATACTCCTGCTAGTCACGCAGATATCACATCACCACATACAAATTATGCAGTACCGCATTCCGATGGGACTTCAAATCATTCAGATATAACAGTACCGCATTCCGATATCACAACGCATGCAAACACATATAGTACTCATTATGATCAAATAGCACATCAAGATACTGTAGCAAGTCATGCAAACTTTGTTGATCATTCTGATATCGTTGCTATACCACATTCCAATGAAACAACAAACTTTACAAATAGTGTTGTGCATACGGATATTCCTGCAACACATACTAATATTGCATCGCATGATGATATTACCATAACTCACACGGATATTGTGACACATACTAATATTACAGCGACTCACACCAATATAACGCCGTCACATGCAAATATATCTCCGTCGCATGCAAATGCAACACCACATACAAATATCAATATATCGCATGACGATATTACTATTACTCCAAGTCATACTAATGCAACACCACACACAAATATTACCACCGCACACTCAAATGTAGCAGCATCGCATTCAAATGTCGCGGCATCACATTCGAATTCTACCACGTAATCATTATGCCACGTTTTTTTCCGCTTGGTACACCAACTACCGCTAGTATAGCCAAAGCAGCATTATTTGCGTTTACTGCAAGTATTGCTTTAAACGCAAATGTACTCACTGCATCATTTGCTTCGGGTTCTGTTGGTGTGATGGGAGTTGGAGGACCAACCGGTCCACGAGGACCAACAGGAATATCTGCTTCTGGGTCCACTGGACCGACCGGTGCAACTGGACCAACGGGACCGGCAGGTGTAGGACCAACGGGACCGTCCGGTGTGATAGGAATAACGGGTATTACAGGAACCACAGGACCAACAGGATCTACGGGTCCAACCGGTGCAACGGGACCAACCGGACCAACTGGAATAGTCGGTATTACAGGACCAGTTGGTCCAACGGGTATTGGGTCATTAATATCGGGAAGTACTGGTGTACAAGGTTCTACGGGAGCAACAGGTCCAACAGGTACACGAGGTGCAACGGGAGTAACAGCGGGTGTCATTGGTATTACTGGTGCTAGTGGATTGGCAAATATTATTGGTCCTACGGGACCGGTAGGAGCAACAGGACCTACTACCATCGGTGGAACAGGACCAACCGGACCACAAGGGTCTGCAGGACCAGTTGGACCAACGGGACCGAGTGCAGACGCACCATTAACAGGTTCGTTGGGTGTTGGAGGTATTACGGGAATTCAAGGACCAACCGGAGCACAAGGTATTCGTGGAGCAGACGCAGGATGTCCAGCAGGAACCGTAGTATGTACGGGGTTATCCCCATCCAATACATCATTGTATGGATTGGTATGTGCAACATTACCAACTGGATGTGGTGGTAGTTTTACATGCCCACCGACAATCTAAACTACTTATATAAGATAAATTGATTACATCGGAGTGATAAATGCCAAAAGCACCAGGCAGTGTATGGGTAAGTGGAACAGAATTTCATTTTGTCGATAATACGGGTGTAGAATACTACTATATCGGTACATCGGTAGGAACTCCTGCCGGTGCAGTGCCTGGTTCTATTTGGGTCGATAGTAGTGATTTTCATTATATCGATTCGTCGGGAACGGATAGATTAATTGCAAGTACCGACTTAGGAGCAGTATCAGGAGCACGACCAGGATCAGTTTGGGTAGAAAGTACTTTTTGGAATTGGATATCATCGGGTACAAATAAAAGAAGAGGACACACTGATGTTGCTGCAAGTCATACCGATTTAACAACTCCCGCCGCACATACAAATGCAACTACCGCATTTGTTAATTCTACTATACCCGCATCACATACCGATGGTACTACAGCTCACACCGATGCAACTACCACGGCATCACATAGTGATGCCACTACAACACATACGGATTTAACTACCCCCGCATCGCATAGTGATGGTACAACCCCTCATAGTGACGGAACAACCCCCGCATCGCACAGCGATGGTACCACACCACATAGTGATGCCACAACAACTGCGTCGCACAGTAATGCAACAACACCTCACAGTGACGGTACAACCCCTGCGTCACACAGTAATGCAACAACTGCACATAGTGACGGTACAACTCCTGCATCACACAGCAATGCAACAACTGCATTTGTTAATTCTACAATAACAGCATCGCACAGTAATGCAACAACAGCATTTGTCAATTCCACCGTACCTGCATCACATAGTGACGGAACAACTCCACATAGTGATGCTACCACACCAGCATCGCATAGCGATGGAACAACTCCGCATAGTAACGCCACAACAACTGCTTCACACAGTGATTTAACAACACCATTTGCTAATTCTACCACACCAGCGTCGCATAGTGACGCAACTACAACATTCGTTAATTCCACAATACCTGCATCACATAGTGACGGAACAACTCCACATAGTGATGCTACCACACCAGCATCGCATAGTGATGCGACGACATCACATAGTGATGCTACAACACCCGCGTCGCATACAAATTATGCAACGCATTCTAATATAAGTACTCCACATGCAAATGCCGCATCGTCGCATAGTGATTTCGCATCACATTCAAACGTGGCAGCTTCACATGGAAACGTAACCGGACATGCAAATACAGCTGCATCACATACCAATTATGCAACACATGCCAATGCCCCATCGTCGCACGCTAATATTATAGCACACTCAAATCAAGCGGCAAGTCATACTAATTATGCTACACATGCAAATGAAGCACCTACACACACTAATTATGCAATACACGCAAACACACCAGCCGATCATAGTAATACGTACACCCAACACGGAAATACTCCAGGAAGTCATTCCGATACAACTATTATTCACGTAGATTATTATTTTGGTTTTCCAGAAGAAGCTCACGGAGATGTTCCGGCCAGTCATGCAGACACTTCGATAACACACGACGATGGGCCAGCGTATCATAGTAATTATGCAGCACCTCATTCAAATTATGCATTACATGGTGATGATACAATCTTCCATTCGGATGATGCATCGCATGGTGACGATACAATCTTCCACACAAATTATGCAACGCACGATGATTCTACAAATCCCCACACAAATTATGCAACGCATGGGGACGATACAATCTTCCACACAAATTATGCATCACACACAAACTCATCTGATCCTCATGCAAATATCATAAATCATTCTGACGGAACTACACCACATGCAAATACTTCCCCGTCACATGGAAATCAAACACCGCATGGTGATGCAACAACCAACCCAAGTCACACCAATATCAGTCCTTCGCATTCGGATGGAACAACACCGGCAAGTCACGCGAATATTGTAGCATCACACTCAGATATAACTATAAATTCAAGCCATACAGATATTGCGGCATCACATGCAGACGCAACAACGAATCCAAGCCACACGGATGTTTTGGCATCACATACGGATGGAACAACACCAGCAAGTCATTCAAATATTAGTCCATCGCATGCAGACGCAACAACTAATCCGAGTCATGCAAATATTAGTCCATCGCACTCGGACGCAACAACGAATCCAAGCCATACTAACATTGTTGCATCGCACTCCGATGGAACAACACCGGCAAGTCATACAGATATTGCTGCGTCACATTCCAATGCAACAACGCCAGCAAGTCATGCAAATATAGCATCTGCACACACCAACGCAACCACAAGTCCAAGTCATGCAAATATTACCCCGGCACACACCAACGCAACCACAAGTCCAAGTCACGCAGATATTGTCGCATCACATTCTGATGCGACAACACCGGCAAGTCACGCGGACATCGTTGCTTCGCACTCGGATGGAACAACCCCCGCAAGTCACACAGATATTGCCGCATCACACTCTGACGGAACAACACCGTCGAGTCACGCAAATATCGCAGCATCACATTCCGATATAACCATTAACCCAAGTCATACAGATATTGTTGCATCACACGCGGACGGAACAACCAATCCAAGTCACAGTGATGGAACTACGGTGCACAGTGACCAACCTGTACTTGTTGGGGCTTGACAAATAGTTAACTTAGTAGTATATTAAAGTTTGATTCATTAAAAGAGGTTTTATTATATGACAATTGAGTTAGAACCAGTTGGAGTAGTATGTAATTTAAGTTGTCCATATTGCTATGAACATCCGATGCGTGATGCTGGAAACTTTCGGCATAAAACGTATAGCGTCGAAAAGATGTTACAGGGATTGGAACGTGAGGGTGGTCACTTCACATTATTTGGTGGTGAACCATTATTAACGGATATTGACGATTTAGAAACCATTTTTAAATGGGGATACGAACGTTACGGTGGTAACGGTATCCAAACAAATGGTACGTTAATAACCGAACGTCATATTGAAATGTTTAAAAAATATAAAGTGCACGTGGGTATTTCCGTGGACGGACCAGATGATATGAATGATACTCGTTGGGCTGGTTCCTTGGAAAAGACACGGGAATCCACACAGAAGTCCATGCATGCTATCAAACGATTGCTGGATGAAAAAATGTCAATGGGTATTATTATTACTGTCCATAAAAAGAATGGATTGCCCAAGTATAGAGAACGATTTAAAAATTGGATTCGGGAATTAAAATCTTGGGGAGCAGACGGCGCACGATTACATCCGTTGGAAGTTGATCATAGTGCTGTTGGTGAGACGTTGGCATTGTCGTCTGAACAAAATATAGAATTTTTGTTGGACATGTGGGAATTTGAAATTTCCGAATTGAAGGGAACATTTACCTTTGATATTTTCCGTGACGTAGATTATATGATGCGTGCAGCGGATAATAGTGCAACGTGTACATTCTTGGCATGTGACCCATACACAACACACGCAGTACAGGGAATTGATTCACAAGGTAATCAATCAAATTGTGGTCGTGGTAATAAAGACGGTATCAATTGGATTAAAGCCCAATATGACGGATTTGAACGACAAATGGCATTGTATCACACCCCAGAAGAACATGGTGGTTGCCAAGGATGTAGATTCTTTGTAATGTGTAAGGGGCATTGTCCGGGTACTGGATTGGATATGGATTGGAGAAATAAACCAGATTCGTGTCTAAGTTGGAAAGTTTCATTTGGTATTTATGAAAAGTTGATGTTGAAACGAGGTGAAACACCGTTATCATTACATCCAGACTTAAAGAAATACGAAGAGTTAATGTTACACGGATTCAGCCGTGGGGTTGAATTACGTTTGTCTCAAATCAAAAAACATTTGGAAACGGGATATAATCTCGACGCATATATAGAAGCAACATTGGAAAACATGAGACGAGGATTTCCAAAACCACACGCCGACCACACAGATAATACAGGCAAATATAAACAAGAGTATTTTGAGAAGTACGGTATAGAACTTTAAAACATAAGAGGATATGTTATGGAAAACGGAATATTACACGCAGACCACATTGACGAAACTGGTGCATACGCACGACGATTTCAAGTTGTTAAGGAGTTGGTAGACAATGGAACATTGACACAAATTCCAGAAGAATTTCGTGTAGGTGCAACCGCATTATCACAGCAGGAAGTAGTTCCTGTTACACAAGAAAATTCCAAATTTTCATTTTATGATGAGTTTGGTCAAAAGCACGCAGACCACGTAGATGAAACGGGTGAGTATCGTAAAGCATGGGAATCCATGTTTGGTCCTATGAACGGGGATAATAATGTATCATCCGAAGATACTCCTGCAAATACCGAATGGAAATCGTTCCTACAACAGTTAATTGCAGAAGAAAAAGCAAAACTCAATATTTAATTTTAACCCAAAGGTTATGCAACGTTTAAATAGTGTATTACCAGATTGGACACGAATACAGTGGACCAACATGGAAAATAAAATAAAGTATGGTCCAATTTTAAATTCCATAACACATGCGTGGAAACAAATTGAACGAATGTCTGTTGTACACGATTTACGATCCTGTACATTAGATAGTATTAGTTCCACGGAACTTATAGCACTGACAGAAGAATACAAGAAATACGGTGTGTACATTGTTCCATTGGCAAAGGAAGGAATAACACACACATATTCTTCTACAACACAACCATATATTAACGGTAAACCCTATCGTTTGCGTGTGGTGTTTACAAAGTCGGAAGAACTGGCACAAGAATTTTTCACGGTGTGGAATGCACCGGTGCTGGATAATTCCCGAATTGGTGAACTTCTTGGGTATCCAAAGTGTTGTACCGATTTTTATAAAAAGTATTGGGTTGATCAACGATTTGTAGATACTACGTGGGTAATGTCGGTTGATAAATTACCAATTGACGAAGAGGCACGAACCGTACATATTAAATCCGACACACCACCAGAATGTAATATTTTGTGGCGTTGGCAGGGTGTACGATTGGTTTCGCATTTACCATGTTCATTTGATTGTGAACATACGGTTGATATTGGTAGACGAAATGCAGAACTTGGACGTAAACTTGGATTCAATGCTGAAATGGATTTGGCATACGAGTTGTTGACTTGGCCTGTGGAATGGTCTGCGTTACACGGTATTGCGGAAATTAAAACGCCAATCAACAAAGTATCCTCACGTACAGATATGACACCGTGGAAATACACAGTACAAAAACATAGTGATATGTATCCAGAAGATGGCGCATCGGGTACCATGTATCCGTACACAGAAAAGAAACTCAAGATTAAACCAATAACTACAACTAAGTCGTTTTTGAAATCACTTGAAGATACATCTGTTTGGGAAGAAAACGGATTCCGTTACAAGGAAGCAATGGATCATTTTCACGAAGTGGTAGTTGAAGCAATTGGTAATATGAAGTATGTACCTTCGGGTAATGTCCTTGACCTTGGTTGTGGTAATGGTGTATTGTTAGGTCGTGTTGTTGGAGACAGAGCAGACTTAATTCCACATGGTGTTGAAATGGACCGTCAACGATGTATGTCGGCAGCAACCACTATCCATTGGGGATATTTCACGTTGGGTAATATATTCGACCTCAATACATGGAAGGAAGATTATTATAGTATGGTGCTGTTGATGCCAGGACGTTTGATGGAAACTGCAAAAGAAACGGCAGAGGCATTCAGAAAACAATTATACGATAAGACAGACTTACTACTTATTAATCTGACATGTGATTGGACTGTTAAGTATAAGACTATCGATAATATGATGGTGTTAACCGGTCTAGACAAAGATTGGGAACCGGCTGGTCCTGTTGTACATAGAAAGGATGATGTCGCTCAATTATTTAAGAGGAAAGTGTAATATGAATGATATAATTCCTGTCCCACTAGCAGTAAAATTATTGATTGAGTCGCACAAAGAAAAAGTTGACCAATCATTAAAAAATCTCACCGACGCTAATTTGGAATTAATGCAAATGTTAAATTTGTTACCATCGGAAGGATGGAGATTAGACATAGATAATTTCAGATACGTCCGTATACAGAGTACTTCTATTGATGAACCTACACCCGTCGAGTGAACGAGTAATCTTCACCTGGGGAAGATTTAAAGGACACTCCTTAGCACATGCTGCGAGGAGTGTTCCTTCGTATCTAGAATGGATGTCAGGTCAAGAAGGATTACCCGAAGCGTGGCGTATTGCTGCCGCAAAAACTTTATTGGGTGAGGATATCGATGATTTGGACTTACCAAGAACCAGTTCCCCTACCATATCTTATAAAAATTTACCAGATACAAAATCCGATACTGTCGAAGTCATTTTAGTTGATAAAAAGACGGCGGCTGTTATCATGCCATATAATAAAACTTTATTGGCAAAATTTAAATATGAAATTGATGGTCGTAAATGGAACAATGATGAAAAGCATTGGGAATTTCCAATTGTACATTTACCAAAGTTTTTTTCTGTATTTCCTGATGCAAAATGTAAACCTGACGTATTAAAGCGATTGGAAGAATTAAAAACTCGTCGTCAAGACTTGGATGAAATACGACAGCAAGAGGATACGGAATTTAAAATCAAGGGTATGAAGTTAGACTTATATCCCTATCAAAAGATTGGTGTACAATTTGTGGATAGAGCAGGAGGTCGTTGTCTTATTGCGGATGCACCTGGATTAGGTAAGACCGTACAAGCGATTGCATACGCACAACATCATAATTTAAAAACTATTATTGTGTGTCCTTTGTCCGTGGTAATCAATTGGCAACGTGAAATTAAAAAGTTTACCGGAAAGGAGAGTACTATATGGGATTCAAAGGGGTATGACGGTAAACTCGGAAATCAATTTCATATTACACATTATGATGCTGTTTCTAAAAATAATCATTGGCTTCGTGACCAAAAGTTCGATTTACTTGTGTGTGACGAAGCAACCTATCTTAAGAACCGTCAAACAATTCGTGCAAAAAGTGTCTTGGGTTCATACAAAGAGCGAAGAAAATATCCAGGTATTAAAACCAAGTATAGTATCTTTCTTACCGGAACTCCTGTCATGTCTCGTCCTATTGAGGCGTTTTCATTATTAAACTTTTTGGACAAAGAACGATTCAATAATTTTTATCATTTTGTAGAACGGTATGGTGGATGGAAAGGTGATGCTCCTCGTAACTTACAAGACCTCCACGATCGTACTAAAGATTTGGTCATACGTAGAAAGAAAAGTGAAGTATTAACCGAACTTCCATCAAAACAACGAAATGATTTGTACGTAGAATTATCAAAAGACGAAAACAAAGAATATCAAAAATTATTAAAAGAAGTATTTGGTAAATGGAAGTTGGAAGGAAGACCATCTGTCACCCATATGCCAAAACTACAAGCGTTTTTGATACAACAGAAAATGCCACGATTGATAGAAATGATTGATGAATTTCTAGATAACGATAGACCTATATTAATTTTTAGTTGTTATATTGCTCCCTTGAAGTATTTGTTAAATCATTATGGTGACAAAGCAGCAATATTAACGGGGGAAATGAATAGAAATGACCGTCAAGAAACTATCGATAAATTAACGAGTGGACAAGCCAAGGTAGGATTATTCAGTCTCCGTGCCGCGGGTATGGGTATCGATGGATTACAAAAAGTTATCGATACCGTTGTATTTATCGATATGGATTGGACACCAGCAAACCATGAACAGGCCGAGGACCGTACACACCGTATAGGACAAACCAATCAAGTGCAGGCGTACTATATGATGTGTCAGGATACGATAGACGAATATATGCGGGACATTCTACGGGAAAAACAACAAGTCGCTGACCTTATTGTTGACGGGGCTTTGGTCACCCCTGAAAGTAATAAATCGTTTTTTAAAGAATTTGTTCGTAGAATTAATAAGGTGTACGATGGTGGTTTTACCGAAGAAAATATCACAGACTGATATTTATATAAAGTATTTACAATATAAGGAGTTATTTTATGTCAAATGTTACATTCCCTACGGAAATTATCGATTTACCAAGTAAAGGGAAATTTTATCCAGTAGGGCATCCACTGGCGTCTGGGCAAGTTGAGTTAAAATATATGACCGCCAAGGAAGAAGATATTTTAACTTCTACAAATCTTATTCAAAAGGGTGTTGTTTTGGATAAACTAATCGATAGTTTGATTGTTACCAAAGGTGTTACCCACGAAGATTTTCTAATTGGGGATTTAAACGCAGTCATGGTTGCAGCACGTATTCTTGGATACGGTAAGGACTACGAGATGTCGATTACGTGTCCTAAGTGTAATACAGAACAAGATCATGTTGTAGACTTAACTGAGTTGGATACAAAGGAATTATCCGAAGATGCAAGTTTGTCATTCAAACTACCAGCGAGTGGTAGGACGGTCAAAATTCAACTAATGACACGTAAGTTGGAAAAAAATATAGATAAAGAATTAACGGCTATTAAGAAGGTGGGATTACAAGTAGAACCAGAAGCATCCACTCGTCTTCGTTATATTATTTCGGAAGTTGATGGTGTTTCTGATCAAAAAACTATTCGTGAAACGGTAGAAAATATGTTAGTACGTGATACCAAGGCACTTCGTGACTTCTATAAGTCTGTCACGCCGGATGTACAATTTGAATCTATTTTTACATGTTCAAATTGTTCACATACCGATAAATTGCCAATCGGTATCGGCATTAACTTTTTTTGGCCTGACGCAAGAGTATAGGTTAGCGGTACATAAAGTCATTTTTTCTATGATATATTATGGAAAGGGTGGCTTTACATTCCAAGATTTATATAATATGCCCGTGTTCTTGCGCGGCTTCTATTTGAAGGAAATGAACGACGCAGTAGAAAACCATAATGCAGAGATAGAAAAAATTAAAAATAAAACTAGATGAGATAATCAATGGCGATAGATGATAATCTTGATTTTAGAGATCAAGTCAAAAAAGCAGAGTTTGAAAAACTAGCACAGAATTCCAGAAGTCTTGCCGCTAATCTATCAGCTGCCAGTAAAGAATCAAATAATTTTATACAACGGTTAATATTAAATAACAAAGCTATCTCTGCACAACAAAAATCTATCTCACAACAGTTAATCGCGGATAGAGCTCAATTAAGATTAAATACTGAACGGTCCCGTTTATTACAAGACGACAATAATAGATTAAAACGACTAATACAACAAAAAAAGGCAGAAGCTGAATTAATAGCCACCACGGGAAGAGATTCTCGTGGACGATTTAGGGGTGCCGCTGACATCGATAGATTGTCTACCGAGGCCAACACATTAACGTCACAATACCAAGGTCAAGTTTTAACGCAACGATCGTTAATGGCAGAATCGGAAGGATTGGAACAAAGTATGAGTCAATCCGGTAAGGAATTAAAAGGTTTGAAGATGCAAGGCATCGCTATGGCTGCGCAAGAAATATCCAAGGTCATTAAACAGTTTGCCGATGCAATGGCACAATTGGTAAATCTTATATACAAAACACAACAAGATTTAACAGTACAGATGGGTACTGCGACCGACGTATTGTTCGATGCGCAGATGAATGTTATACAATCGTACATGCCGTTTAGCGGTGGTCCAATACTTAATAGAGATGAAATTGTAAATGCATTTTCGAGTTTTAAGAAAGAATTTGGAACAATATTATCGTCGGAAGAAGCAACACGTATTGCAGCGGAATCTAAAAGATTAGGTATTTCATCTGACACGTATGTAAAGGCTAGACGAGCATTCTTGGGAACTGGTAATGCAGAAACCGTTAGAATGCAAGCAATGGCAGAATTCCAGAAACAAGGATTATCTGCCGGCGCAGCATTACAATATGCGGCGGAAAATGCCGATTTATTAGCAATTGCCGGTGATAAATACGCAGATTCATTATTTAAAGCGGCAGCGGAATCCAAGAAGATTGGTGTTAATCTTCGTGATATAGAAAAATTTGCAAATAGTCTTGTTGGTGACTTTGAAGGATCATTAGAAAATTTCGCTGAATTAAGTGCCCTTGGTGTTGAGATGGACTTCAACAAATTGGCAGAAGCTGCGGCTACCGGTACACCGGAAGAAATGCAAGCGGTACTCAAAGAACAATTAAGTTTATCGGGTATTACTGGTGAAGAATTACAACGAAATCGACAACTTAGATTATCACTATCACAAACCACAGGTCTAGACGACGCAAGTATATTACGATTGGCGGGTGTTGTACAACAACCAACAGAACAAACGGTTGAAGAAAAACAAGTAACACTCCTATCCAGTATATCAGAAAACATAGCAAAACTAACTAGAATATTTGCTGTAGCGGCTGGTATAATTGGCGGTGGTCTTGCCGGATTTGCTGCTAGTGGAGGAAACCCATTTGGTGCGATAGTTGGTGCAATCACAGGTGGTTATGCTGCTACGAAGTTTGCAACCGGTGGATTTGTACGTGGGGCAGGAACATCAACTAGTGATAGCATTCCTGCGATGTTATCTGATGGTGAATACGTATTAAATGCTGGTGCGGTTAGAAGTTTGGGTGTTGATACATTGAATAGTTTAAATTCAATGAAACCAGACGGTATTTCTGACGATGACGATACCATGTATCTAAAACGTGGTGGTCCGGTAAAGAAGAAACGGAAAGCAAAACTAGAAAAACCAACAGAACCACAACCTGAACAATTTACCTTACTTGGAAAAACCTACAATAGAATCAATAAAGATATTCCAACGTGGGCGGAAAAGGCATTAATTTTATCAATTTCCGCTGCGGGACGAGTCGCATCAGCTTTTTCACAAGATCCAAAGGCCGATATATTCAAACAAGCTGTATTGGACAGACGAACAAAACCATTCACAGAAAATGATTTTTCAGCTGAAATGTTGGACAGTTTGGCGATGTTATATGCTACTCTACCAAAACCAAAAAATGCAATACGTGATTATAATAGTTACAAAAATGCAAAACAAATGCTTTCTGGCTTCGGTAATGTAGCAAAAAATATTAATGAGTGGGAACTGATAATAGGTAGAGCTAATATTAGTAAATCAAAGACCGGTGTAAAATTTTCCGACGTTTATGATTTTAATGATTATGAATCCTCTAAGTGGCTTTCGTCCAAGGGACGAAGTAAAGACGAAGGTATTCTTACCAAATGGGGACTCGACGTTGCGGGAAATAGAAAAATTGGGATATCAAATATAATGTCGTGGTTGGGTAGACGAGCATTACCTGGTGATGTGGGTGGGGTTCCCGTAGAAGTACAACTCAATAATGACCAATTAAAAGTTGCAAAAAGTCAATTGAAGTCTGTGGGATTACCGAAAAAACACGCAGGTGGACTTATCGGTGGTCAAGGTGAAGTACCTACCATGTTGGAGGCTGGTGAATTCGTAGTAAGCGCCAAAGCTACACAAGCGTATGGAAGTGATATGTTAGGTAAAATAAATACTGGAGCATACGCACAGGAACAACCTGTTGTTAATAACAATGTAAAGGTTGACACTGGTCGATTGGAAGCAAAAATGGACAATTTAGTTTCTGCAATACGATCCATGAAAGTTGAAATGAATGGTTATGAAGTTGGTCATGTCTCGTTTAATGAAGCACGTACACCACTACGAGTAAGATAATATGGCAAAAATCTTCAGTAAGATAGCAGAAAAAAATACAGGACTACAACAAGTATATAATGATTCTACTGTACAAGTGGAACCACTGAATTATATACGAAGTGTTATAACTAACACTCCAATGTCAACTGGAATTTTTGCAAACGATATTTTTCGTATTCAACGAATATATAACCTGTACGCAACATCAGATAGACAGTATATCGAATTTACTGCAAATAAATTACGAATTGTTCCTATTGTACGTAAATCACGAACCAGTACAATTTATGACGCATTTCCTGCAAATGTAAATCCGTGGGGTCAACAAACTATCACCAATACACCTATTGCGGGTACGTTGATTGAAATCAAACCTGATAGTAAGGATATACCAGAACCAAGTCTTATGCGACAAGACTCGCAGACATTACCGATTATATCCGGTCCACGAGATGAAAAACGATTAGTTAAATATTTGAAAACTTCCGAAGGATTAAAGTTTTTAGCACAACAACAAGTTTTACAAGCAGGAAATACATTCAAGCAAACACGACGATATAATCCATTGTCCGTTCCCTTAGCAACGGCAAAGTATACGTTGGCGAGTCTAACAAACCCATTAGAACGTGTTAGTCGTATGTTATCGGTTGATATGCAAAGTAGTGCGGGTGGTATTCCACAGATGTTAGATGTATCCGATATAGCAGGACGATTACAACAAGAAACGGTACTGGGTAAACAACAACAATTACAAATACGATTTGTTGGTGGTCAACAACAAGGTAGTAACAGAAATACCTTACTCGGACAGGTAATACGAACTGGAATTAATCGTGGTATACAAACCATAGCCAACCGTACCAATATTAAGTTTTTTGGTCGTAAAGTTAATCTAGGTCAGTTGGGGCGAAAGATTGGATCTTTAGCACAGACAGCACAAGCAATCAATCGAGCATTGACTATTGATAATGCAACGTTACGAGAAAATCAAACGGCATATGATGCATTGATTCGTGATGAGTTATGGCCACTGGTAAAAAATAAAGATGGAATTAAAATTAATTTCTTTATTGAAAAGAAAAATTATGTAGAACGTGCACAAAAGTCATTAGATTTGGCAAAGTTACGTGGGAAGTTGCATAATAACTTTTTCACTAAACCATATCCATCGATAGAAGAAGATTATAGAAGTTCCGATTCGTACACAGAAGATGTACAAACCGATGTAGGATCTATAAATGGTGTTGTTAGTGCACGATATATGAAAGATCCTATGAATTTTGACGAATCTGGTAAACCTGTTTTTACACCACGATTATTGGATGGTAAGCATTCCGACGAAGATTTTATAAAATTTAAAATTATAGTTCCCACTCTATATGATGAAGGAATTTATTTTCGTGCATTTATTCAAGATTTTAAACACGAAGCGAAGGGTGAATACGATGAACAAAGATATGTTGGTCGTCCTGAACGATTCGTGGTATATAAGGGTATGAGTCGTTCTGTATCTTTTTCATTATACTTGACAGCGTTTTCCAAAGATGAATTATCCGCTGTGTGGGTTCGTGCAAATATGTTGAATAAACTCGTGTATCCAGTTAATTCTCGTGGAGGATATATGACTCCTCCGTTAGTAAAGATGACACTTGGAAATATTTTGGTAGATCAACCTGGATATGTTACCGACATTAATATGGATTTGTCGGATTCTACATGGGATATCGATGCGGAAGTAACACAATTCGTCAAACTCACAATCAATTTTAGTTTGTTGGAAAAGAATTTTATTACGCAAACAAATGCAAATCCGGTAGCAGGAACAGATTTGTTCGCAAATCAATTGATAACAGAACAACTGGACAAAACACCAATATTATCTAGAGATCTTGGAATCAATATAAACTTACCACAAATTGATTTACGACCAACAAATGATCCTCTCTCACAAGAAAATCTTAGGTCTGATATACAGGCAACAATACAGAACCGTAATGATAGAATAGCAAAGGAAGCTATAAAACAAGCTGATAGAATTAACAATCTCCTAAGTAGAGCATAACTATGGAAAACAAATACATATCGGATTTACAGGTTGAAAAAACGTTGGAAGGTAAATCATACTATACCACGGTAATACCATCGCAAGTACAACGAGATTTGTTTGAATTTTCTATTGTAACTAGAGGAATTCAACGATTTGATAATCTTGCGTACAAGTATTACAAAGATGCTAGTAAGTGGTGGATTATTGCAAAAGCGAATAATATGGTTGATGGGAATCTATTTATTGAACCTGGGACACGTATAGTCATTCCATCAGTAGGTTTATAATATGTCAATTGGTTCACCGTTTGAAAAGTTTAATGTCTTTGATGAAGATATACAAAAAGAATTAGAAGCTCGTCGATTGTCCGACAATCTTGTAGAAATTAGAACGCCATTTTTACGATATACTACAACGGTAGAGTTTCCTACCGCACAATGGTACACAGACTTAGCTAAAAAAGCTGGTGCTACGGACGCATTTAATTACATAGCACCATACGATTTGGGAAGATACGCTGGATGTAAGTTCTTCACACTCGGTGTTCATGGATTGGATGACGATAAATCTCTGTTTGATAGTATGTACGGAGTGCAAGATAATTCTGGATTAATTGTAGGTACTACATATTCGCAAGAAGATAATACACAACGTCTGGTCAGAACTAGTCAATTTGGTAATTCAGTTACAAAACTAGACCAACGATTCGACTCACCACAATCATATCCACCACCAGGAATAGAAAGTGCTACCGTTGAACGATTACGAAACGGAAATGTGTTGAAGTTTATGGTAAATGTTGTCTGTTATACAAAACAACAATTAGACATGTTGGAATTATTGGCATTTTCACCTGGAATGACTTGTGTGTTAGAGTGGGGAAATCTTATATCTACTCCATTTGGTGAAAAAGGATTACGTAAAGATAGAATATTGAATTTCAGAAATGTACGTGATACTGAACTTGGGTTGGATTATTGGATAAAGTTGATGACCGGTGGATTACGCCGTCGTGGAGCTTCCAAAGGTGCTCGTAGTTTATTTATAGACGCGGTATGTAAACCAAACAATTATCATTATGATTATGCAATTGCAAGAATTGCAAATGTAAAAACAGAAGTTGCAAATAACAAGTATAGTACAACGGTAATTGCGTATGGTGTGGCAGATAACATCATGCATATATCTGCATACGCAACAAATAACTCAGATTTTGCAGAAGAACCAAACAATAAAGAAAACACATACATCACATCTATTCGTGAGTATTTTGCTCCACGGTCGAAGTTTAATTATTTATTGAACAACATGGTACAAGATACGCAGATTGTAAAGTTTGATGAACCTGACAATGCCAATGAAGTAACTGGACCTGGTGCCGCTGCGGGAGCGGGAACACCAACCAATGACTTGGGACAAGAACAAACATTTTACATTACACTAAAAAAGTTTATAGAATATTTTATTAATAATCCAGAAGATGGAGTAGCTAAAATAGTAAACGCATCACTTAATATAAGTGATAGTGTCAATACAAAAAATAATAGAAATGATAGCGTGGAATTATTGGTGGATGTTACCGATTTAAAAATTGGGTATAATGAATTGCTAAGGTCAACCGATCCGTCAACAATTTTGATTGTAAATAAACGTGCGATGGATAGGGCAGATATATCAAAGACGGTAAAGGAATATCTGAACACCCAAACACAAAAAGTACAAACGAGTAACAATAAAAAACCACTTGTCAGTAAAATAGAAGGTAATCAATTTCTTCAAGTAGAACCGGATGGAAATCCCTCTGGAGTTGCATCGGCTGCAACCGGTATTTGGTTGAATAGTAAAATGATACAAGAGGTATTTTTACAAGCACGAACATTTCATGAAGCTATGGAAACCATATTGAATAGAATAAATTCTGCAACCGAAGGGTATTGGGATTTAGGATTGATGTATGACGAAGAATATTCTGCTTTTAGAATTGTTGATGGTAATTTAAAAGAATTTCCAAAAGCACCGCAGAAGATATACACATTCAATAAAAGATTACCAAATAATCCAACATCACAAGGAGTTGAAGGGCCTGAGGTATTGGATATAAAGATTAATATGGATTACCCCAAACTATTAATTTCGCAGTTGGGTATATCCGCATTGAGTAATTCTTCGGGAAATCCAGATAGAAAAGATTTAAATTTTGCAAGAAATCCATTACTTGGACCTAGACTATGGGACATATTTAGAAAAGAACAACCGTTCGATAAGTCTAGAAGCAAAACACAACAAACTCCACCACCGAGTAATGTTGCGAGTAAAGTTGATGAGTTTGTAAAATCCACGTTGAAAAATTCTCTATATGATGATGTCCGTACAAATTTAACCCGACAACTAAATATAGCGGGATTTGATACATTACCAATCAACACTAGACAAGCATTGACTTCGATATTTTCCATACAACGTCCTCTTACACAAGACGAAGCACGGGGATTTTTAAATATCATTCAATCCGATGATTTAACTATCAGTCAAGTTAATGCTATCAAAGTTGTATTGGGATTACGATCCGAAGCGATTATAAAACAAGCGAAGAAATTAGAATATAATAGTTGGGATGGTTTTGAGTTTACTTTGGCACGTGTAACAAAAGCAGATGTGTCGAATCAAATAAAAACTGTGAAGAATAATATTAAAAATAGTGAAACATCCTTATTAAATTTAATTAATGGTAGATCTGCATCGACAGTACAACCACCACCAAATCAAAATGAATTGCGACCAAACACGCAACCAGCAGGTGGTTTACCTGGAGCAATTAGGTAATAAATTATGGCGAATAAATCAACTACAGTACCATCACTCAGTGACTTAACAGTACAACAGATATTAGATGTCATGCGACCAAACGGACAAGTATTGGCTGTTGGCAAATACCAAGCAATACCTGTAACATTTAAAGCATGGGTATCCGAAAAAAATATACCAAAAGATTCTGTATTTAATTCTAGTCTCCAAGAACAACTGGGGGATTGGTTGATTGCCGGAAAACGACCCAAAATAGGAAGATTTGTAAATGGTGATCCATCTGTAACTGTAGAAGAAGCACAATTAGAATTAGCAAAAGAATTTGCTTCTGTACCTGTTCCATATGCATTATATAGACCAAAGGGTGCTGGTGGAAAGAGTGATCCTGGTGGTCCTGTTGAAAAAGGACAATCTTACTATTACGGACTAGCTGGAAATAGGGCCGCATCCTCCATTGAAAAATATCAAAACGCTTTGTTACAGGCAAAAGCAGCAGGAAGTCTTGATTCTTTAAAAACGTTTATTGCTAGAGGAGAAGGTACATATGATGCGTTAAATAGAGGTAGAGCTGGAGATACGAGTACTTATTCCCCGGAATATTATAACGCATTGTCAAGGGCGGGTGCTGCAAATCAACCAATATCGCAACCTACGACACCAACTACACAACCTACTACAACGATACCGACTACACGATATACGCAACAGGTTCCAAACTATAACGATTATATAGAAAAAATTTATAAAAATCCATTTAGAACAGATAGAGATGTACAAAATGAAGTGTTAAATCGAGAACTCCCGTTGTTTAAACAGTATTTATCAAACCTTCGTGGAGTAAACTATTCTGCAAATGCTATCGGTAATAACTTAACGATAATTACTGATCAAGATTTACAGGGGGATTTGTTGTTGATAGATGGTATCAATGCAACACAAGCAAAAAAGCAAGAACAAGTAAAAACTTTGGTGGACGATAAATTAAAGGCATTTACACCGGACGCCAAGTATTCACTTATTAATTCAAAGTTGTTTGAAATGTTTCCTGATAATATGCGAAATAAAATAGCAGAAAATTCTGCAGACGGGGGTGCATCTCCAAATTATTCACATGCGTGGAGAGCACCTGGTAAATTATCCGTCACAGCAGATTTTACTATATCTGGTATTTCTGGATTACGAATCGGTCAAATATTTTGGATTGATCGTATATCGGAAGCATATCGACAATATGGGGCATTTCAATTATTTGGATTAACGGAAAAAATAGATATTAGTCAGGGATGGACAACATCGATACATTCACGATTTAATGCACTACCACGTAAATCCGGAGCACAATATTTGATAGATAGTACACAAAACGGTTCTAGTACGGAAACAGCCACACAATCCACGATAAGAAATTAATATGGCAGAAAATATACCATTAAATATATACAACGTACTGGGTGACACCAACGTTAAACAAAAGATGACGCAGGTGTTACGTAATACACAGTCTAGTATAACGGAAGAAGATAAACTTGCTGGTATTAAGGTGAGATATTTTGCTAGATATAAAGCAGATACGCGTGGAAGTATATATGAACTGAGTTATAACGATTATATACAAATAGAAGATAATCCATTATTTCAGAAAGTTGAAATAAATTGGATTATAAAAGGACGTTTGCAAGATACCGTCTTGACTTTTTATGATGGTAGTAGTATAATAGTAAAGGGTGTAATATCACAAAATCAAGCACTATTGGCTATCGCAAATGAACGAGTACCTGGAATTATACAACATTTGCAAAATCATATGGAGTATTGGGTGGGGGAATAATGATTGTTCAATCTGGTTATGACTTGGAACGTGTACAACGTAAATTAGAAAATGAGGTGTCATATGTGACGCCTATTTTTGTCGATCAACATCTACATCCGTGTTTAAACGAACTTTCGTCACTACATATTCTATTTGATGATAACGAGTACGTATGCATTCCATTTAACCATCCCGATGGAATTCCACTGACTATCGATGTAACTAACGCGAAAAAAATTGTAACTCTATATAAACGAGAGATACTACATGCGTTTCCTGAATTAAATCAAACAAAAGTCGAGGATGCGGCCACCATATTACATCTGGCGTCGGAAACTATACCTGAAGTTCGTGAGTATTATACACCAACCATCCAAAGAACACTCCAGCAATTTAAGTTCAAAAATTTACATCTTAGTGTACCACTGGTGGTTTGGATGGAATATGCCCATAAGTTATTGGCATATGTTAGGGACACATATAAGAAAGAACGACCCATTGCATACAAGTTTATCAGCGATACAGTTATACCGACACTAACAACAATCGAACAATCGGGTATGCATATTAATCCAACCTTAATACAAGAGCATTTTGGTGAGGAGATACGACGATATCATAAAAATCATATGATACATACCGTGTATAACCCATACACATCCACTGGACGACCCAGTAATAAACACGGTGGTATTAACTTTGCAGCGTTGAACAAAACCGATGGTGTACGTAAGATATTCGATAGTCGATTTGGTGATGATGGACTTCTTATTCAACTGGATTATGAGGCATTCCATCTTCGATTGGTAGCAAATCAACTACAATACAAATTACCGTCTACTTCGGTTCACACATATCTAGCAGAACAGTACTACGGAACCAAAGATATTACTACCGAACAGTATGAAAAGTCAAAACAACGTACATTTGCACTTATGTATGGAATGCAGGATGACGATGGAAACGTGGAATTCTTTCGTAAGGTAAAAAACTATACAAATGACTTGTGGGAAGTGTATGAAGACTTGGGATTTGTAGTAGGAAGTTACAATAAAAGAGTTATGGTCGATAATCCTACGCCAAACAAGGTATTTAACTACACGGTACAGTGGATGGAAACGGCAGAAGCAATGACTCGTATTTCCGCAGTATGTGACTTCCTAAAGGATTCATTAACGAAACCTATATTGTACACATATGACGCTTTATTGCTTGACCTACATCGTTCTGAAACGGCTCTGCTACCACGAATTCGATATCTCATGGAAGGTGATACCTATCCGACACGAATGTACAAAGGTAAAACATATGATGAATTAATTTCTCTATAAATTTAAGTTTGTAACTCATTTTATATATTTATTTAAAGTTGTTTAGTAGGTTATTTACCTCTAATGAGTTGCATATGAGTCTAGACACACAATTATTATGTACTTTTTGCGCAAAGGGTGATATAGATACCACGGTTCAAGAAATTAAAAAAGTATATAAATTAGCATTTAATTCTGTATATGTATTGAACAACGCGGATGACGATAATCAAGTTATTTTGACGTATAATATTGATTTACGTAGTAATGCTACGGAATCTTCTGTCCCATCAACAATATCTGTGCATAGAAAAAAACAAACGAATACAATTTACACCATCAACGCAATTAATAAGTTAATTGAAGAGAAAAATGGTGGAGTATTGGACAAATCATATAAAATAGATTGGAATGAATTGCAAAATACAGTATTAGTAACTGCTTACGGTCGTTTAAAAAAAGTAAATACTAAAATTTCTCATATTATAACTCTCTAAACACTTGACAAATATAGGTACCCCCATTACCTTTAATCATGGGGAATTTAAACCCAATAAACTCTAAACTCTAAGGAGACAAATTATGCCATTGGATTTTAATGCACTAAAAGCTAAACTCAACACGTTTACTAAGCAGTCTGACCGTAGTGAAGCAATTTGGAAGCCCACCGAAGGTAAGACCACGATTCGTATTGTTCCGTGGAAGGGGAACCGAGATAACCCGTTTATCGAACTGTATTTCCATTATCTTGGTAACAAAACCTATATCTCCCCACTGTCATTTGGTCGTCGTGACCCCATCGCAGAATTCGCAGATAAGTTGGTAGAGGATGCACGCCGTGAAGGTCGTGAGGCAGAAAAGGCTGCGTGGAAGCAGGCATCTGCTTTCCGTCCGAAACTTCGTACGTATATTCCTATCATTGTTCGTGGTGAGGAAAGTAAGGGAGTACGATTCTTCTCGTTTGGTAAGACGGTGTATCAGGACCTTCTGTCGTACATCGCAGATCCTGATTATGGTGATATCACGGACCCTAAGATGGGTCGTGATGTGGTGGTGGAATACGTCCCACAGGAAAAGTCGGATACAAACTTCGCCAAGACTTCTGTCAAGGTAAAGCCCAATCAGACACCTGTTGTTGCTGATACGGATTTGGCATCGAAGATTCTTGAGGACCAACCCGATATCATGACTCTATATAAGGAACCTTCCTACGAAGAACTTCGTGTTGTTCTTGAGAAGTATCTTGACCCCGATATGACTGAACCTGTTGCGAAGGGTTCACCGGAAGTAGCTAGTGTATCGGCAAAGACATTGGATGTAAAGGCCGAGATTTCCGAATCCGCCGTTGTTAAGAATGCATTGGATGAATTTGATAAACTTTTCGATAACTAATCGTTATGTCAGTAGAAAAGAAAACAAAGAAACCAGTCCCCGCAGCGGACAGAGATGAACTTGCACAATTGATTGCAGATTCACTCAATAAGTTAAATAAGGATTCAGACCAAGTTGCATATTTCTTGGATGGTCGTGAAGAAACACCAACCGACTTTACAGATTTTATTTCTACCGGTGCAACAATGCTGGACATCGCGGTTAGTAACCGAATGGACGGTGGAATTGCCGTGGGGCGTATTACCGAACTCACTGGTCTTGAGGGATCTGGTAAGTCGTTGGTTGGTGCACAACTCATCGCTAATACACAGAAACGTGGTGGTGTTGCAGTATTGATTGATACTGAGACAGCAGTAAATCCCGAATTCTTCCGAGCAGTCGGGATTGATATGAATAAATTGGTATATGTACACCTTTCTACAGTAGAAGACATTTTCGATGCCATTACAAACATTATTGAGAAAGTTCGAAGTGGTAAAGACAAGGATAAACTCGTCACAATCATCGTGGACTCAGTTGCAGCAGCTTCTACCAAAAAAGAAATGGAAGCCGATTTTGGAAAAGACGGATATGCTACAGATAAAGCAATCATTATCTCCAAAGCGATGCGTAAGATTACAGGACTTCTTGGACGAGAACGAATCGCACTAGTTTTTACCAATCAGTTACGTCAGAAGATGAACGCACCAGCGTTCAGTGACCCGTGGACTACTTCGGGTGGTAAAGCAATCGCATTCCACGCATCAACGCGTATTCGATTGTCGTTACTTGGAAAAATTCAAGATAGTAACAAAAATGTAATTGGTGTTGATGTGAAAGCATCAATTATCAAAAACCGTTTGGGTCCACCGCATCGTACCGCCGAATTCAAGATATATTTTGATCGTGGTATTGATGATTATGGTAGTTGGTTGGATGTCATGAAGGATAACGGATTGGTTAAACAATCGGGTGCGTGGTATACGTTGGTAGACGAAACAACAGGGGAAGAATTGAAATTTCAATCAAAGGATTTCCCAAAGCTACTGGAAGAAGACAAGGCACGTAAACGATTGATTTATGAAAAGATTTGTAATGTACTAATCATGAAGTACCGTACTGAATATGATCCTGATAAGTTCACCGTAGATACCGGTGACGATGATGTTAAACAACTTCTACTGGATTAATATATGTCCGAAGATTTTATTATCGGTGCAATGAAAGCATTTGAAAATGCAAACGGTGATATTGATAAATTCGAATTATACTTGCGTAGAAATGTAATGACTATGCAAAAACAAGTATCAACGGTGAGTAATCCACTACCATCTGAGGAAGACATAGATTTGACTCCTGAGTTGGCTGAAGAATTGGCACAGTTGGATTTGGATAACATGAGTGATGAAGATATCATGACTTACGCACGTAAACTCGGATTATCAATATAACATGACGGATCTAAATAAGTTATTTAAAGAAATGCAATTTGAAAATATCCAGCAGGAGGGCATGGGCTACAACAGCCGTGTCCTCCTGGTGGATGCATTGAATACATTTCTTCGTAGTTATGCGGCAATTCCAACATTGGATGATAATGGAAACCATATTGGTGGAATGACAGGATTTCTACGAAGTATCGGTGCAGTGATTCGTGATTTTAAACCAACACGAGTTGTTGTTGTATTCGATGGAAAGGGTGGAAGTCAACGTAGACGTAAGATTTATTCTGACTATAAATCAAATCGAAAACCACCCACACGGCTCAACCGTCAATATGATATGACGACTGAGCAACAAGAAATTGAAAATATGAAGTATCAATTGGTTTCGTTAATAGAGATGTTGGAATGCCTACCTCTTACAGTATTTACTATGGATAACATCGAAGCAGACGATGTTATTGCATATGCATCGGAATTAATCACCGCACAAGGTGGACAGTCTATTATCTATTCAACAGATAAAGATTTTTTGCAAATGATTACCGATAGTGTAAAGGTTTACAATCCTGTGAAGAAAAAAACATTCGACATTAATACCGTGGTAGAAGACTATGGAGTACATCCCAATAATTTTGTTTTTTATCGTGCACTTATGGGCGATAAAAGTGACAACATCGGAGGAATCAAAGGAGCAGGTGAAAAAACGCTCCTCAAGATCGTCCCGGAATTGGTACAATCATCTATAATTGTTGATACAAAATTTATAGAACAAAAATATCAAGATATTAAAAAGAAACCAAAGTTAGTCGAAAGCATTTTAGAAAACGAAGATATTGTTGATCGTAATTTGCAATTGATGCAATTGCGTGATGTAAATATTTCTACTGATTCTAAAATGAAAATTGTTCATAAGTTAGATACTGTTAAAGCAGATTTACGTAAAATGGACTTGACAAAGTTAATGATTCGTAGTAAGATCATGAGTAACTTCCCAAATTATGATATTTGGTTAACTACGACATTTGCACCACTAACGAGGTTTATAAATGGTTCCGATAGTAGCAAATCCTAATTATGACAGTAATGTAGATAATCTCTCCAAATATGGAATTGAGTTTCAGACAAAGGTTCTGGCTTCGATTATATCTGCACCAGAATTTCTGGAACAATCCTTTGATGTTATTAATCCATATTTCTTTGATAGTGACTCGGGTCGATGGGTAGCAAAGAAAGCACTTAATTATTATAACGAATATCGTGCCCTCCCCACACTAGAATATTTTAAACTTGAATTAACTACTGAAACCGATGGCGCTCTTCGTGCCGGTGTTGTTGAGCTATTGCGTAAAGCAATCGTCAAAGTAAAAGATACAGATTTAGATTATATCCGTGACAGATTTCTTGATTTTGCAAGAAACCAATCGTTGAAGTCTGCTATTGTTAAGTCTGTTGATCTTCTAAAAGAAGGTAAGTATGATTCAATTAAAACGTTGGTTGACCACGCATTACGTAGTGGTCAACCAAAACATATTGGGTTGAATTGGAGTGAAGATGTAGAAGCACGACTGCAACGAGTATCTCGTGATACGGTACCAACTGGATGGGATGTAATCGATTCCATTACGGGTGGTGGTCTTGCTGGTGGTGAATTGGGTGTTATTGCCGCCCCTTCTGGTATTGGTAAGAGTTGGGCACTATCGACTATCGGTGCAAATGCACTTAGTAAGGGAAAGTGTGTTGTTCATTACACATTGGAATTGAATGAAAATTATGTTGGTATTCGATATGATACTATCTTCACAGGAATTGAACCTGGAAATATTCCCGATAATGTACAACAAGTAAAAGATGTGGTTGATAACGTTCCTGGTAGTCTCATCATTAGATACTACCCAGCAAAGAGTGCAACGTGTCATTCATTATTGGCACACACGCAGCAGTTGATTGCCTTGGGACATAAACCAGATTTGATGTTGGTTGACTACGCAGACCTTCTTCGTGCATCGGAACGTGTAGATGCACGTTATCAAGAACTTGGTGCAATTTACGAAGAACTTCGTGGAATTGCTGGTGAGTTGAATATCCCCGTGTGGACCGCATCACAAACACAAAGATCCAGTATCCAAGATGATGTAATTCAAGCAGATAAAATTGCAGAAAGTTATCAAAAAATCATGACAGCTGACTTGGTTATCTCACTGAGTCGTAAGCTAGAAGATAAGGTCAATAAGACGGGTCGTGCTCATATTATCAAGAATCGATTTGGTGCTGACGGACAAACATTCCCTGTTGTGATGGATACAAGTATCGGCCAAATACAGATTTACGACGATAAGTCATCAAAGGGTATCTTGTTGAAGAAACAGATGGATACACAAGCATCCGAAGAAAAGAATAATTTACGAAAGAAGTTAGCAGAAATGACGGGACTGGAATCTCTTGATGAATAGGTAACAGATAATTTTTTCAGTAACGAGCACACTATTTATTTTTCCATAGAACCTTAACAGAGTTGGAGTAGAACGATGCAGTTGGAAGCCAAGATTTTAAGTGATATTACAGTTTTTATGAAGTATGCAAAATATAATCCAGAATTACAAAGACGAGAAAATTGGAAAGAATTAATTGATAGAAATAAACAAATGCATTTGGAAAAATTTCCAAATCTAACAGATGAAATTGAACAAGCATATCAATATGTCTACGATAAAAAAATACTTCCTAGCATGCGTTCACTTCAGTTTGCTGGCAAGCCTATTGCTATTAACAATGCTCGGCTTTATAACTGTTGTTTTCTTCCTATTGATCATGTTGATGCGTTCTCCGAAGTCATGTTCCTCTTGCTATCAGGAACGGGAGTCGGTTATTCTGTACAACGCCACCATGTAGAACAACTTCCTGAAATTAATAAACCAACGAAGTCTCGTCGTTATTTAGTTGGTGACAGTATTGAAGGTTGGGCGGATGCGGTAAAGGTATTAGTTACTGCATATATGAAAGGAAAGGCATTACCTGTATATGATTTTAGCGATGTTCGTCCAAAGGGTGCAATGTTACTAACGAGTGGTGGTAAGGCGCCTGGTCCAGAACCACTTAAGGATTGTTTACATAATGTTCAAAAAATTCTCGACCGTAAAAACAATGGTGAAAAACTCACCACAATTGAAGTCCACGATATTTTATGTTACATTGCTGACGCTGTTCTTGCTGGTGGAATTCGACGTTCTGCTATGATTTCGTTGTTCGATATTGACGACGATGATATGTTGACTTGTAAGTTTGGTAATTGGTGGGAAACAGCACCACAACGAGGTCGTGCAAATAATTCAGCAGTGATTGTTAGGTCGAAAGTTGAAGAAGAAGTATTTTTTGATTTGTGGAAGAAGATTGAAAAGAGTGGTTCTGGTGAACCTGGTTTCTTCTTCACAAATGATAAGGATTGGGGAATGAATCCTTGTGCAGAAATTTCACTTCGTCCATTCCAATTCTGTAACTTGACTACTATTAATGCAGGTAATGTAGAAACACAAGATGACTTAAATGCTCGTGCAAAAGCAGCAGCATTTATTGGAACACTACAAGCAAGTTATACAAACTTTCACTACTTACGAGATATATGGAAAAAGACCACGGAGAAGGAAGCACTCGTCGGCGTGAGTATGACGGGCATTGCTTCGGGTGCGGTATTGTCCTTGGATCTCAAGGCAGCGGCAAGTGTGGTAAAGGACGAGAATGCACGGGTTGCTGCCCTGATTGGAACGAATCCTGCCGCACGTTCTACTACAGTGAAGCCGGAGGGTACTTCGTCATTGGTTCTCGGCACATCATCTGGCATTCATGCATGGCATAACGAGCATTACATTCGTCGTATTCGTGTCGGTAAGAATGAAAGTATCTATTCGTATTTGAAGATTAATCATCCAGAATTGTTGGAAGATGAATTCTTTAAACCAAATCTCCAAGCAGTTATCGGTGTTCCACAACGTGCGCCGGAAGGTTCTGTAACACGAAAAGAGTCTGCGTTAGACTTGTTGAAGCGTGTATCGAAGGTTTGGAAAGAATGGGTGAAACCAGGACATCGTAAGGGTGCCAATAAGAACAATGTGTCTGTAACGGTATCCATTAAGGATGGTGAATGGCAAGAAGTCGGTGAATGGATGTGGAATAATCGTGAAAACTTCACGGCACTATCCGTACTACCATTTAGTGACCACTCGTACATCCAGGCACCATTCGAAGATATCACCAAAGAACAATATGATGAAATGGTAACTCATATACACGATATTAATTTGGATGATGTTATTGAATTGGGTGATGATACCAATTTACAGGGTGAAGTAGCATGCGCAGCAGGAGCATGTGAAGTCGTATGAAATTAAAAGATTTGGTCACCATTGTTATTCCTTGTAAAAACGAAGAAAAATACATCGGACACTTGTTGGCAGATTTATTTCTTTCGTGGGAAATTGGGGGAGTGCGAATTATCATCGCCGACGCTAACTCCACTGACAATACAAGAAATATTATCAATGATTGGTCACATGGACTGAACATTGAGATAATCGAAGGGGGTACAGTTTCCGAAGGAAGAAACAATGGTGCCAAATTAGTTACAACTCCTTATATCCTTTTCCTAGACGCCGATGTTCGTTTTTTCAACAATTATGCTGTGTTTGATGCTGTCCAAAGTATCCACAAAGAACAATTAGATTTAATAACTTGTAGTCCAAAAAATTATGGAACTGAGTGGCAAGCTTCATTATTGTTCTATTTGTTTGGTTTATTCAATAAAATATTCACAAAATTTACACCATTTGCAATCGGCGCATTTTTCTTAACACGCCGTAGTACATTTGAAAAGTTTGGTGGATTTCCTAACAAATATGATACATCCGAAGATTATATACTTAGTAAACAATATAATTCGAAAAAATTTAAAATTATGAATCACTATTTCGGTCAAGATGAACGCCGATTTAAAAAGTTAGGTTATTTTGGAATGATACGGTATATGACAATAAACTTCTTCAACCGAAATAACCTAGCACATTTTGAAAAAGCTAAGGTTAACTACTGGAACTAACTATGACACGATATAAGGCAATAATTGTATCTGATGTACATTTGGGAACAGACGACAGTAAAGCTATGGAGTTCTTAGATTTTTTAAACAATCACCACACAGACATTCTAATTATCAATGGTGACTTTGTAGATGGATGGGCTATTGCCAGAGGAAATAAGTGGCGTTCCAAACATACAAAGGTTATTTCGAAAGTATTAGATATTTCTCGTAAGATTCCTGTAATATGGATTCGTGGAAATCATGATGAATTTCTCCATGATTTCATGCATATGCATTTAGGAAAATTACAAGTAGAAGAACATTATATTTTGGATTTAGGTGCAGGAAAGAAATATTTTATTTTCCACGGTGATATTCTAGATGTATTTATTACCAAGTGGAAATGGTTGGCAAAGATTGGTGGTGTAGGATATGGATTGGCATTGAAGATGAATACGTTGTATAATAAATGGAGAGCGTGGAGAGGATTACCGTACTATTCCATTTCTAAAGATATCAAACGTGGTGTCAAAGCAGCAGTAAACTACATCACAGATTTTGAAGTTAGTGCTATTAAGTTAGCAGAACAGCATAATTGTGATGGTGTGATTTGTGGTCATATTCATCACGCGGAGAATAGACAAATAGCTGGTAAGCATTATCTTAATTCGGGTGATTGGGTAGAAAGTATGACCGCTATTTTAGTAGATCAAAATAATAATATAGAAATTAAAGAGTTTCATGTGAGGGATAAAAAATGATTACAGTTAAAAGATTTACCGCACCGTGGTGTGCTCCGTGTCGTATGTTGGGTCCGATGTTTAAGCAAATGGAACAGGACATGCCCGATGTTAAGTTTGAAACTATCGACGTAGATGAATTTCCAGAGCAAGCATCCGAACAAGGTGTTAGGTCTGTACCAACGGTATTGGTGCACAGTAGTACTACGGATAAGACAATTAGTTTGGTAGGCGCTAATTCCAAAACAGCATATTTAAATGCTATGGAGGCTGTCCAACTATGAAGGTAAAAAAGTTAGTTGAACATGCAGTTATACCTGTAAAAGCACATGCTGGTGATTTGGGCTATGATTTATTCGCATCGGATCAGGTCAGTATCTACGCTGGAGATACAGTATTAATTTCTACGGGGATTGCTATCCAGTTCCCAGAGGGATACGGTGGTTTGATTCGTGACCGTTCATCTATAGCAACTAAACGAAAGTTATTTACGGTTGCTGGTGTTATTGATAACGGGTATACGGGGGAAATTAAAATCGCACTTCATAACTCTACGGAAAACTTCCAAACTATTTATAGGGGTGACAAAATTGCACAGTTGATTTTAATTCCAACTGTAAATTTTGATGTAGAGGAAGTCACAGATATTTCATCGAACGATGGGAGGAACGACAGTGGATTCGGTTCAACAGGAAAATGAAGTTAGTGTGACACTAACCAGCGCAGCATTACGAGAACTGGAAATGTTTTCTCAAATTGAAAATACACAATATTTCCGAATCTCTGTATTACCTGGTGGGTGTTCTGGATTCAAATACGATTTTAATATCATCAATAGTCCGGAAGAAGATGACATTGTATTAGAGCAATCTAACGGATTAAAAATTGTAGTAGACCCATTTTCTAGTTCATATTTGGATGGTACATTGGTACATTATGTCAAGGAAATGACGCGTTCTGGTTTCACATTTCAAAATCCAAACGCCACTGCAAAATGTGGATGTGGATCGAGTTTTACGGCATAGGTGATATATGAAAACTGGTGAAATGAAATGGGCATTTGCAACACCAATTCTCGAATTTAATTTAAACGAATATCTAACACCACAGTTGAGCAAAAGTCTTATAAATATGGGACGTTCTGACAACACATTGGTGGACGGTATACGTGGTACTGAAAATCCAAAAAATTTACCTGAGTGCAAGCATTTATATAGTGTATTTCAAAAATGTGTAGACGAATATTCCGAGAAAATAGGAATCACTACCAGCGTAATATTTGAAAGTTGGATGAATATATTATCCAAAGGTGGATCTGTTGGTGTACACCGACATTACGACAGTGTAATCAGTGCGGCATTTTACCCTTATGTAGAACCTAACAGTGCTCCTCTAATATTTGTAAGTCCGTTAGAGGGATTTCGTATGATGGACGTAAACGCTTCAAAACCTCACGCAATAGGTACATACACATCCAATGTGTTAAATGTGGAACCAGCTACAGGAAAATTAGTTTTGTTTCCGAGTTGGATACAACATTATGTACCACCAAATAAATCAAGTTTACGTGTGACATTAAGTTTTAATACAAGATTTGCTAAATGATACTCTTTTTTTCAGATGCCACAGAAGAAAGATAAAAAACAAACAACAAATAAAATTGAGCAAACCGTTTCTAGTATACTAACAAGACTAAATCTTCCATTCGAAGAACAAGTTGCGGTAGATAAATACACCGTTGACTTTTTAGTGGACAATAAGTATATTGTAGAGTGTTATGGAGATTTTTGGCATTGCAATCCACAACAATATACATCTTCCTATTTCAATAAAGGTAAAAGGAAAACGGCGGAAGAAATTTGGAAACGAGATAAAGAACGAAAGGAAAAGTTTGAACAACTTGGGTATAAATTTTTATGTATATGGGAAAGTGATATACGTAAAGACCCAAAAATAGTAAAATCAAAAATTAAACGATATATTAAATTGGATGAATAGGTTATGAGAATATTACTATTTGGTTTACCAGGATCAGGTAAAACAACATTAGCGGAAGAACTTATCAAGTTACTTCCCAACACAGCACATTTAAATGCGGATGCAGTACGAAAGGCATTCGATGATTGGGATTTCTCACCGGCTGGTCGAGCACGACAGGCACTTCGTATGAGAACAATGGCTGATGATTTATTAAAAAACGAAAATGTAAATTATGTTGTTGCGGACTTCGTAGCCCCAACCGCAGAACTTCGTGCTATCTATGAACCACAGTTTTCTGTGTGGATGGATACAATTGAAGAAGGTAGATTTGAAGATACCAATAAGGCATGGCGAGTACCTACCAACAACGAATACAATGATCGTATTACACAATTTAATCCCGTAGAGGAAGAGGCACAACGAGTATGCAATTTAATTCAAAAGCACCAACAGGGTTGATGATTGGTCGGTTTCAACCGTGGCACAAGGGTCACCGTACATTATTTGAGAAGATACTAGAAAAGGAAGGTCAGGTATGTATCTGTATTCGTGACACACAAGGTACCAGTGAAAAGGATCCTTTGGATGCAAACACGGTAGCTAAACGCATTGACGAAGATTTAATTACAAGTTACGAAGGAAAGTATCAGATTGTTATGATGCCCAATATTACCGGCGTATATTATGGTCGTGATGTCGGTTATAAAGTTGAACAAATTAAATTGGGTGAAGAAATCGAATCTATCAGCGCAACGCAAATTAGAAAAGAATTGGGAATCTAATGTATTGTTTACTAAGTTTACCCAGGGCAGGAAGTATTGCTACGTATTCTTGGATGGTTGAGTCGTTGGGGATTGCATATCCACAATATAAAGAAGTTTCTGATTTAATTTCACAAGAAGCTACTCATCCACGATTAATTCAAAAAATAGCAGAAACTTTTGAAGAAATCGATACGAGTAAAAAAATCTATGCTGGTGTAAAGAAAACATACAATGATTTGGAACAAACCCTCATGCCGTACAATTATTATTATGATTTACGATTGTACGAGACATTAACTAAACTAAAACCTTTACCTGTTGTTAGTTTAAAAGTAGGTAAGAACTATGCTATCATGGATAAATTTATTTCTAATTCTGATTACAAGTGTATAGTTCTGACTAGAAAGGATGTCAAAAAACAATTTTTGAGTTTTATTGTATCTACACAAACACAAACATATCATGGAAATCGTGAGGCTATCTTTGAAAAAAGAAAACGATTTGAAAAAATTGAAATACACCCAGCAATGTTTTCTAGATGGTTTGATTGGTCATTAAAATTACATAGACTCAAATCAATAACAAACCATGTATTTTATTTAGAAGATATAGAAAAGAATCCAAATTTCTTTCTCAATTCGTTGGGGTTACCTAGCATAGAAATACACGACAAAGTAATACAAAAAACGAAAGATACGGATTTTATGAAGTACATAAAAAATCCAGATGTGTTTGAAAAAACGTGGAATGAATATTATGGAATATACAGAGGAATAATATAATGGTACATGTAAAACGACATATAGCAAAAACAATTAGTTGGCGAATAATTGGTACAATAGACACAATGATATTAGCTGGATTAATATCTGGTGATTGGAAAATCGGTGTATCTGTTGGTGGAGCAGAAGTATTAACTAAAATGGTATTATACTTTTTACATGAACGAGTTTGGTACAATTGGATTACTTTTGGAGTTGACAAAAAGGCAGACTGATGGTATATTGAAGGAGATTATTTACAGGAGAAATCTCTAGTGTATCAAAATATTTATGTTGAAGACGGGGAGGGGCGGGGTACAGTACATCTTTGGGATGACCAGAGTGGATATACCACCCTCCCCTTTGCACAGTTTGACTACGCATATAAACCAGACAGAAGTGGTAATATGCTGAGCATGACGGGTGTACGTGTTAATAAAACAAAGTATTATAAGTTTGATGATCAGTCTATGTTTGAAACTGACATTCCGCGTGAAACTCGTGTGCTTACAGATTTGTATCTGGAAGATGATAATCCATCTACGGGGCATACGGTTATGTTTTTTGACATTGAGGTGTCGATGGAAAACGGCATTCCCAATATCGAAAACCCAAATAATGAAGTTACCGCTATTACTTTGTATGATAGTGTGACTAAGCAATATAATGTATTTGTTCTTGATAAGACCGGTTCTCGCAAAAGTTTCACGAAGGATAATATTGAAACTTATTTCTTTGATAATGAAATTGATTTATTGTACAAATTCGTTGATGTATACGAAGCAATTAATCCTACCATTATTACTGGATGGAACAGTGATTACTTCGACGTACCGTATTTGTATAACCGTTTGAAGCAACAGTGCGGTAATAGTATTGCGAATCGATTGTCACCGATTGGTAAATTAAAGTATTCTAAATTCCGTAAGAAGTGGATGATTGCGGGTGTTTCTTCGTTGGATTATCTAGACTTGTACAAGAAGTTTACTTATGGTCAGCAACAGAATTATCGTCTTGATACTATCGGTCGTATTGAGGTGGGTATGGGAAAGGTTGAATACGAAGGTTCTCTTGATGAATTGTTTAGAACTGACCTAGATAAGTTTATTGAGTACAACGTACAAGACGTTCGTATTATTGTTGAAATTGACAAGAAGATGAAATTGATTGAACTTGTCCGTGGTATTTGCCACGTTGGGCATGTGCAATACGAAGACTATTGCTACAGTTCTAAGTTTCTTGAAGGTACCATTATTACTTATCTCCACCGTAAGGGAATTGTGGTAAGCAATAAACCTGCCGATGGACGGCAGTTAATGAACGAACGAGTAGAAAATGATGATGAAGGATTTACGGGTGCGTATGTAAAACCTCCGATACCTGGATTGTATGATTGGGTGTATTCATTGGACTTGCAGTCTCTTTATCCATCAATCATTATGTCACTGAATATTTCTCCAGAAACCAAGGTTGGATTCGTTACGAATTGGGATGTGGAAAAACATCGTAACGGTGATATTGATTTGTATCTTGTTCGTGATAAGGAAACAGATGATATTACACGATTGAACCGTGACATGTTTACGAAGTTTATGACGGATATGAATTATTATATCAGTTCCAACGGTGTATTGTATGACGCCAACAAAACAGGTATTATTCCTGAGGTGCTTGACCGATGGTTTGCGGAACGAGTCGAGTATAAAAACTTGATGAAGAAGTATAAAAATGAAGGAAACGTGGAACTGGCGGAGTTTTACGATAGACGCCAACATATTCAAAAGATTTTCTTGAACTCACTCTATGGTGTGTTGGGTCTTCCTATTTTCCGTTTCTTTGATATCGATAATGCATTGGCGGTTACTGCAACGGGACAAGATGTTATTAAGAACAGTGCAGATTATGCGAACAAGTTATATAACGATCGATTGAAAGATGATAAGGATTATTGTATTTACATTGATACGGACTCGTTGTATTTCTCATCCAAACCACTGATACCAACCAGTAAGGAGCCGAAAGAATTTACCATCAATTTGGCTCGTGTTGTCGAACGAAAGTTGAACGACTACTATAATGACATGTCAAAAGAATTGTTCTTTTGTGACAAGCATCGGTTTTATATCAAAGGTGAATCTGTAGCAAGTAAGGGACTGTGGATTGCCAAGAAACGATATGCGATGAACGTTGTATACGATTTGGAATCAAATCTGGACGTTGATAATAAAATTAAAGTTAAAGGATTGGATGTTGTACGTTCTACGTTCCCACCCGCGTTTCGTGAATTCATGAACAAAGTACTTAAAAGTGTATTGGGTGGTATTGGTAAACAAGAAATGGATGCTACGGTACTTGATTTCCGTTCTGGATTGGATGCTCGTCCATATATTGATGTCGCACGTAATACATCCATCAAAAATATTTCCGAGTATGAGAAGGGTGCTGGAAACAAACTTGGCGAGTTCAAGAAAGGTACACCTGCACACGTTAAGGCAGCGATAACATACAATAGAATGTTGAAGCACTTTGAGATACAGAATCGATATGAAAAGATTTCCGATGGTGAAAAAATCAAGTACGTATATCTCAAAAATAATCCGTGGAACTTAGAAACGATTGCGGTGAAGGGTTATAACGATCCAAAAGAAATTATAGATATCGCAGAGACATATATTGATTACGAAGCATTGTTTGAAAACGAATTAAAAAAGAAGCTGGAAGATTTCTATAATGCATTGGGGTGGGGATTACTACCCACCGACGTAAACCAAAAAGCAGAAGAATTTTTCTCATTTTAAGAGGTTACTATGAAAGATATCGAACGACAAAACAAAATAACATTTTACAGAATAGATAAGAATAAAGCTATTCCTGGGTGGAATGTACGGGCAGCATCACCGAAACGTGATTGGATGGATATTCACAATCACATGTATCGTTGTCTGCCAATGGCAATTGCTAATCAAAATGGTTGGGTAATCGAATGTCCCTGTGATATTAGTGCCGTGTGGTTTGGTGGATTAGACACCGCGTCCATGCACTTCTGGTTAGATAAAGAATTTAATGTACCCAATCCGTGGGTAAAGTGTCACTTCTTAGGTGGTATAATCACGTTTGAATTTGATTTCATTATCAGAACCAGCGAAAAAACAAATCTTTTGGTTAGAGGTGCTCCGAACTTTTTCATAGATGGTTTACATCCACTGGAAGGTGTTGTTGAAACCGATTGGTTAAACTTTACATTTACTATGAATTGGAAAGTAACACAACCAAATAAAATTGTTACGTTTAGAAAGGGAGATCCTATTTGCTTTGTTCAGCCTGTTCCGCATAATTACTCTGAGACGTTCGATTTTGAAATAGACCACTTAGAAAACAATCCATTTATGAAAGAACAGCATACCGAGTGGCATAACAAACGTATGGAATTTAGTAATAATCGTAAAATTGGAATTGAAAATCGTAAGTGGCAAAAAGATTATTTTGAAGGGCGGGACGTAAAAACTGGAACAACTCAAAATAGTGAAATTCATAGTACTAAATTGTATTTATCTGATCCTGTAGACCAAAAATTACCACAAAAACGATTAAATATAGTTAAATAATACTTGACAAACTAATAAGATTGTATTATATTACAGTATCCCAAATAAGGAGAATTTGTGAATATTATCAAAACTAGCGATTGGTATGTTTCTGAGAACAAGGCTGGACTATTGAAGTTTTGGCGTGTACACATTCTTGAATCCAAGAAAGTAAATACTAAGGAGTATTTTACACAGACCGAATGGTATCAACTTACCAAAACTGGACGAGAAACTAAGCGTCAACTTTCCGAACCATATTTCGCAGAACCCACAAATGTGGGTAGGGCAAACGAACGAGATAGTTATAATCAGGCAGAATTTGAATACGATGCTATTATCAAAAAGCAACGTGACAAGGGATTCCAACTTCCTGGTGAAAAGGTACAGGCATACCCTATGCCGATGTTGGCGCATAAGTTCAAAGACCACATTGGTAAGGTTGAATGGCCTGTACTCACGCAACCGAAACTTAATGGTATGCGTATGTTGTTTGATGGTTTGGAAGGATGGAGCCGTGGAAACAAGCAGGTGATTCCCGATGTGATTAAGCATCTTGCTTTCGATACGGCTGGGTTTATTCTTGACGGTGAACTAATGCTTCCGGGTAATCAGCTTCTACAAGAAAGTATGAAGGCAATCAAGAAGTATCGCCCTGAACTTTCTCCGAAGTTGGAATACCACGTATATGATATCGTGGATAGTGAACTTCCGTATGCAAAACGATATCAGTTGATTCTTGATATCTGTCATAACGCACCTGAGAACATTAAGATTGTTCCGGCTGATTTGTGTAATTCGGAAGCAGAAGTGTATAAAATGCATAAAACGTATGTGAAGGAAGGATTTGAAGGTACCATGATTCGTGATATGGATATGCATTACGAAATTGGTAAACGTTCATATTCACTACTTAAACTAAAGGATTTTGTCGATGCTGAATATCGTATTGTTGATATTATTGATGGTGATGGAAGCGATAAGAATCTCGCCATTTTTGTTCTCGAAAACAATGCTGGACAACATTTTAATTGTCGTCCTGAAGGATCGCAAGAGAATCGTAGAGAACTTTACAAGAGCCGCTCTAAGTTAATTGGTAAATATCTCACCGTTCGTTATCAAGAGTTGAGTAAGGATGATATTCCTATTTTTCCTGTTGGTGTATCCATTCGTGAATGGGGTGAGTTTTAATGGATATGAATAAATTACAAATTATCGCTCTACGATTGTCGGTGATTATGTTTTTATTGGTGTTCTGGATTGGTGTATTTAAGTTGGTCTTTTGATAAAAATTGCGGTGCAGTCGGTCGGGACGACGGTGGGAGTGGATATACGGGCGCTACCCGAGGTTACAACCACACTACGCTAGCCAAGGACTTAGGGAAACCTATGTGGGGTTCGAATCCCCCACCGCATCTATGGAGGTAATTATGGAAAAGAAATATTGTAAAATATGTGAACGGATGGTATTTTGGAAAGATGTTCCAATCGTCACCATGCCAAGTGGTAAAACATATCGATTGGGGTGCTCCGGTGGTAACTCCACACACTTTTGTGAGAAAGGTGGTTCATCACATCACGATGATATGGAATGTAAATGCTTGGAGGAAAAGTAATGGCGTTACAAGGTTATTGGGTGGAACATATATCATTTTCTGATACAGTTAGAAAATTTCTATTGAAGTGGCATTATTCAAATTATGCAAATGTCCAAGAAAAGGAGACGTTTGGTCTATTTAGAGAAGGAACATTCCTACCAGAATTGGTGGGTGTTTGCGTTTATACAAGACCAGCAGGTGCCAACGCAGCGAAAAAATATTATCCAAAAGATCCAGATAAATGTTTAGAACTACGTAGACTGTGTTTGATTGATGACACACCAAAAAATGCAGAAAGTTTTTTTGTTGGTAGAACACTACGATGGTTACGAAAGAATTCAAATTGGAAATTCGTTGTTAGTTATGCAGACGAGATGCAGGGACACAAAGGAACAATATATCGTGCATCAAATTTTAAATACGAAGGTATGACCGGTGAGGGTACTACTTTATTGGTAGATGGTAAATCATTTCATATTAGAACTCTGACCATGTTGGATAGACCATATGGTGTAGAAATTAATAATAGATATAAACGGGGAGACCCTGGAATACAAGTGGTTAAAACTAAAGCAAAACACATTTACACATATAAGTTATAAGAGGTCATATGGAAATTGATTACAGTAGAATTTTACAACCACAAGAAGATGGTTATGATGTACAGGTATATCAAGAAATTAAAAAACAAAAAGGATTTGTAAAGAAAGAATTTTCGGGTATACCAAAACGTTTTGATAATAACATCTATGTTCATTCTTGGAAAAAGAATGAATTAGCTACACCATTTGTTCCTGCAACACACCCATATTTTGATGTACTTGAGCAGGAAGCAAAGTTAGCAACTCCATTAGAATACAAAACACTTATCGGTCTTGTTGATGTGTTATCTTCGATTGAATGTCTAAATGGAAATGAGTTTTCTTGTCAGAATGCAGCGGTAGAATATCCACACGCATGGATTGTCATGGCACCAATCAATAATCAACCAGCGATAACAATACGTAATATGTTACATGAAATGTTACACTGGAAGTTTACAGCATTAGGATTTGGTAAGGGATGTACTCCCGAAGTATTTGACATGTTACATCACAACAATGAGTTTGTATTAAATCCAATCGATGAATTACATCATTCGATTGTAAACAGTTATGCTGATACAGCACAACCCGCAGTAGGTAAAAAAGCAACTGGTAGACCAATTAGTGCGAGCATTCACGCATATGGTTCGTTTTTGGGAGAAGCGCACGTTGCATTGAAATTTGCACGACACGATTTTAAGAAAAATTATAATTGGTTTGGGTATGCAAAGAAGTGGGGTAGTCGTCTTGAGGAGTCTATGGATGCATTGCTACGAGGAGCAAAAACAACACCGAAGGGTGCGCAGTTACTATTGGGAATGTACAAGTGGACAAAGCAATTTGAAGAAGAATACACAGACACAGTAAAGACATTGAGTAAACTATTATAATGGAGTAATCAATGGGAATGTTCGATGAAATTCGGGTAGAGCATATTTTACCTGGTGAAACGGAAATTACGGATACTTGGTATCAAACGAAATCACTTGAGAACGTAATGGCTAGATATGTTATTACTGCTAAGGGTGAATTATATGAAGATAGATGGGATTACGAATGGGTGGAAGATTCCAATCATTTCTTAAAAGGATATTTAAATAAAATAGAAGACAGTTATCGTCGTGAGTACTTGACAAACTTCCACGGGGATATTATATTTTATACAAGTAAACCGATGAACGAAAATCGTATATGGCGTGATTATCACGCACGTTTTACGAATGGAAAATTATCTAATATTTGGTACGAAGATAAACAATACTAAACAATTAAGAGGTTAAAGGTTATGGAAAAGTCAAAGTTGGAAAAGTTTATTGTGAAGTACGCACTTGGTGGTTCATGTGAAAGTGTACTGTGGAAGTCGGATGGTAATGATATTACCGTACGAGTTATTTCCGATGATAAGAATGTTTTGGGAATCGTAACTGTCAAGGATGTACGGTTGGAGGAAGGTGATTATGGTATCTTTGATACCAAGCAGTTGTCTTCAATGCTGTCTGTATTGAGTGATTCCATCACAGTAACACCACGGAAGAACTCTGGAAAGACTTCCGCTATTCATATCACCGATAGTGTTGTGAAGGTTGATTACGTGCTGGCAGATGCAGCGGTAATTCCCAATGCTCCTGACTTGAAGCAGTTGCCAAACTTCGAAGTAGAAATTCAACTGGACCAGAAGTTTATCAATACCTTTCTTAAGGCAAAGGGCGCTCTCTCCGATGTAGAGACGTTTACGGTTCTGAGCGATGGAACCACGGCAAGTATTGTTCTTGGATACTCAGACATGAATACTAACCGTATCACACTGGATGTTGATACTACACACAATGCAAAGATTAATCCTATTAATTTCTCGGCACGATATCTAAAGGAAATCCTTTCGGCAAATCGTGAATCCACTGGTGGTGTATTGAAGGTTAGTAGTAAGGGACTTGCATACGTAAAGTTCGGACTTACAGAATATAACACAGATTATTACCTCGTACAAATTCAGTCTGCTTCCTAATGTCATTTTTTGATTTTGATAGTGTAGAAACACCAACCGCACACACATCCCCTTCGGTGAAAAAACCACCGAAGGGTGGTATCGTGTTGAATAACAATGCCACCGATTTCTTTAGTGGTGAAGGTGCTTCATTTGACTTTGATATAGAAAAACAAAAGTTTGTTAACCACATGGATTTTTTGAAAAATCAATCCGTGCAAGAAAATACACTATACAAAAAATGGAAAGAACTGACTACCGATTTCAATAATACAAAAGATATTCAGTCGGCACAAATCGTTGAAGCAAAGATTTGGAAGCCAACGGATATCATGAATAAAGATTTAACTATAAAAGAACTACAAGAACTTTCACCGGAAGTTGTTATCGTAGAACCAGATGATTCGACATTTTCTGATTGGAAATATCTTCGTGTCATGTGCTCGACGTTTGAGTTTACGGCAAATCCTGGTAGACTGATTCGTATTCTTATCAGAGATAAAAATTCTGGTAAATATCTTGGTGTATGTGCATTGGGTTCTGATGTCGCATCGGTTGGTGTTCGTGACAAATGGATTGGGTGGACAAAGGAAAATAAATTTAACGATGGACTACTTAACTGTACGTCTATTGGTACAACGATTGTACCAACACAACCGTTTGGATATAATTTCTTAGGTGGTAAACTTGTTGCATCACTATTAACAACGGAGTCTGTCCGTAATTATTGGAAGGCTAAGTTTGGTAATACACTCGTAGGTTTAACAACAACGTCATTATATGGTTCGCATAGTATGTATCAACGTATCCCGTTCTGGAAAGAATTGGGAGTGACGGCTGGTAAGATTGCTCTTAAGCCCGATGATGATATTTTTCAAGAATGGGCCAACTATCTCAAGGTAAATCATTCCGAAGGATTCGACAGAGCAACCATTCCATACGTTGGTGAAATTACACAAAAGGATAATATTTGGATTTGTGAAGACGAATTTATTAGAATCACAGCACCAACACGAGAACAGTTAATTGCAACGTTAGAAGCGGACAATTATTCTGTACACAGTAATGGTGAGGTGTATGATAAGAAGTCGAGACACAAGTTCCCACCGACAGGACCAAAACAGCAAACCATGTTATTGTTGTTTAAGATTTTGGATGTGAAGTCTACGGAATATCAACACGGATTTCAACGGGGTGTGTATTTTGCACCGATATATGAAAATACACGAGAATACCTACGAAAAGAAATCGATGAAAGTCAACTAATTTTATCCGATAAGTTAAAAAATGATGTTGATAGTGTAATGTCTTGGTGGCGAGAAAAAGCCATTAAACGGTACATAAACTTATACGAAAATAACAGATTGAATGGTGGTACATTGTATTATCGGAAGATGGTACAGATGAACTGGGATGAAGCTAAACTTACATATTTGGGTGAGGTGGGTAGATAATGGAACATACACTTTGGTGCGAAAAGTATCGTCCCGATACGTTGGAAAATTATATCGGGAATGAGCATGTAAAGACTAAACTCACACAGTTTATTCAAGAACAAGATATTCCACATCTACTATTTTGTGGTACTGCTGGTACTGGTAAGACTACTGCTGCAAAGATACTGATAAAAAATATTGATTGTGATTATCTGTTTATCAATGCGTCCGATGAAAACTCCGTGGATACGATTCGTACGAAGATTAAAAACTTCGCTGCTACCATGAGTTTCAAACCATTAAAAATTATTGTACTGGACGAGGCGGACTACATTACACCACAGGCACAAGCAGCACTTCGTAATCTAATGGAAGTATTTAGTAAAAATACAAGATTTATCCTGACTTGTAATTACGTAGAACGTATCATTGACCCCTTGATTAGTCGGTCACAAGTGTTTAAATTAACACCACCGTCAAAGAAAGAAGTGGCAGTGCATTTAATGAAGATATTGGAGAAAGAACATGTTGTATATGATAAGTCAGTTATCGCAGCCTTGGTTAACGCGTATTATCCAGATATTCGCCGGATTCTTAATAATTCGCAAAATCAAACAAGTGGCGGAAAGCTGCAACTGAATGTAGAAGAAATAATCGCTGGTGATTATAAATTGAAGGTCTTGGATGTTTTGATGGGAAACCTCCCATTGAAAGATAAGATTAATGAAATAAGACAGATTGTAGCAGATAGTAATGTAAAGGATTTTACTGAACTGTATAGATTATTGTTTGATAAGGTAACTGATTACGCACCGACAAAAATACCACATAGTATTAGAGAAATCGCTGAAGGACAGTTTCGTGATAATTTTGTAGTAGATAAGGAAATTACTTTTGTAGCAACGTTATATAACATTTTAAATAGTTAAGAGGTAGGTATGTCAAATAATCGTTTCAACGGACCACCGCAGCAACCACAGTTTAATTTTGATATTTCACAGGCAGACGATGTAACGTGTGAACGGTGTGGTAATTATACATTCGAACAAGTTGTCTTGATGAAGAAGGTATCCGCACTGGTATCACCGACAGGGAAAGATGCCGTGGTTCCCATTCCAACATTTTCTTGTAATGCATGTGGACACATCAATCGTGGATTTCTACCGGTAACTCCAAAAGGAATGAATGAAGAAAATGCACCAGAAGCAGAACCATCGAAGCCAACTCTTATACTGGAAAAGTAATTTATGGCAAAATCAAAAGTAACCACCCCGATTGAAAACGTAGGTAGTGCACAGAATATTATTACGAACGGATCTTCTATTCGTGATATGGGTATTTACTATCTGTGTGATGAATTTAATAGTAATACCGCACGTGACGTTGTTACTTGGATTTTAGATAGTAACCTACAGAAGCATAAAACACCTGATCACTTAACTCTGATGATTACTAGTTACGGTGGTGATTTGACGGCGGCGTTTTCTATTATCGATATAATGCGTGGAAGTGCAATTCCGATTAAAACCGTTGGTCTTGGTGTTATTGCATCGGCTGGACTACTGACATTTATTTCTGGTCAAAAGGGAAGTCGTATCATTACGCCAAACACCAGTATCTTGTCACATCAGTGGTCGTGGGGTCAGGCAGGAAAGGAACATGAACTTGTCGCCACGATGCGTGAGTTCGAATTGACTACGACTCGTATGATTAATCATTACAAGAAATGCACTGGACTTCCTGAAAAGACTATTCGTGAACGACTTCTTCCCCCGCAGGATGTATGGTTGTCACCGCAAGAAGCTAAAAAGTATAAGTTGTGTGACATTGTAAAGGATATTAAGTGAGGATTTGATGGAACAATCCTATGTCAACACTTCCCGTGTTACAGTGAGAGAAATCAGTAAAGCTGTAGCACGGGAGTTTGTGCAGAAACATCACTACACTCGTAAGTTTAGTTCTACCAGATATGCACTCGGTGTCTTTTATAAAGAGGATTCCGACCATATGTTTTTTTCTGGTGATAATGAAACACTCATTGGGTGTATGACATATGGACACCCTGTTAGTAATCGAACGGTGGATAGTATCGCAGATGGAATTCAACTAGATGAAGTATTGGAACTAACTAGATTGGTATGTTTGGATGGGTATGGTAAAAATCTAGAAAGTTATGTGATTGGTCAATCGTTTGAATGGTTGAAGAAAAATGATACACGGGTAAAAGTCTTGGTCAGTTACGCAGATCCAGAACAATCGCATACTGGTGGAATATATCGTGCAACAAACTGGTTGTATCAAGGGTGTGGAGCATCGAAGTTAATGCCAGACTATTCTATAAAATTGGAAGAAACTGGTATGTGGATACACTCACGAACCGTTAGTGCAAAATTTGGTAATAAATCTATAGAAAACCTTGCTAGGGTAATCGGTCATACATTCTGGCGGAAGGAGGAAACTTCCAAGCATCGTTATATATATTTTCTATGTAATAAAAAAGAAAAGAAATACTTATTAACAAGACTTAAAATGCCTATTATTGATTTTAAGAATACGAAACCCGTAGTACAATTAATACAAAAGGTTTGGGTCAAGGATAACACGGTTGATAGTATTGAAGTCTTGCAGGGTGTAGACAATGGATGGAAACCACAAAATTATATATAACGGAAAACCGTATGAAAGTAGCTATTGTTTCGACACCTAGAACTTGTTCTAGTATTTTAGGTGGGATATTTGCCAAGAAATATAACCTAACCGATATGTCTGAAATTTTTACATCGGCGGAAACCTCTGATGACGCAGCAAACTTATTGGAAACATTAAAAACTACAGACAACTACGTGGTAAAAATAACTACTACATCTCTAACAGATTTCACAGATGTATTTCAATATAACACATTTCCTTGGGAAATCTTTGATAAAATTGTATTAACAGAAAGAACCAATAAATTACAACAAGTTGCAAGTTGGTTAGCACTCAATACAGCACAGAAAAGTGGTAAGAAATCTGCCTTGGATATAAATCAGTTTGTTGCAGAGACATTAGGAACTGATGTGGATTTGGAATGTGACACACATCAAATTAATAATATTGTAAATAATATAAATTTCTATTATGATAATACAAAACCACACTTATTGTCATTGAACTTACCAACGTGTGTAGTTACACATGAATTGATGCAACTACCAAAGGACGAAGTAATAATACAATTAAATCAAATACTAAATGAAACTGTAATGTTGGAAGATATTGACAATTCAATACAAAGTAACATAGATTATACATCGTTGATTGTGAAGTACGAACTTGAAAAATTAATATCGGAATTATAATGTCAACTAAAGGGTTATTCGAACATATAGATGCAATCTACACAAATCAAAAAGTAGATTATTTTGATACGTTAACTGATGCGGATAAGAAGTCATATAACAACTACATGGTGAATAGATTTCTTAGTATGAATCCGCATCAGTTACCATTTGTAAATGAACTACAAAAATACACACTAGATACAAAAACACATTATCTGTTTTTCAGTCAAGTAATTCCTCGTGGTAAGCAGTATAACAAATACATAAAAAAGACAAAGGAAGTAAAATACGAAGAATGGTTGATAGAGATAGTGTCACGGCACTACGAGGTATCAACAGACGAAGCACGAGAATATTTGGAAATTTATTATAAGCAGGACAAAGACGCATTGAGAAAACTGTGTCAGATGTATGGAATTGATAATAAACAGTTAAAGAAAGCTAAGTTATGATGTGGGAACAATATTTCAGAAACATTACAAATGAAGTAAAAAAGAAATCAAAAGATAAATACACACAAATTGGCGCATTGATTGTTGGATTGGATAATGAAATTGTGTCATCGGGATATAATTCGTTTCCACGAGGAATAGCGGATGATAAGAATGATAGGCAAGAACGACCTGAAAAGTATTATTGGTTTGAACACGCTGAACGAAATGCTATTTACAATGCGGCAAGAATTGGCGTATCCACTAAAGGTTGTACGATGTACCTTACGTGTAGCATACCTTGTGCTGATTGCAGTCGCGGTATTATCAATGCTGGTATTACCAAGATAGTGTGTGAAAAGAATCCATCGTTCGGAGCATCCGGTAATATGTGGGATGAACATGCAAAACGTAGTTTAATTATGTTTGAAGAAGCAGGAGTGGAGATTAAATATTATGAGTAATGGTAAAGGTGATACACCACGGCCACTCAGTGTGGACCAACAAACATTCTCAAGTAATTGGGATAGAATCTTTAATAGTACGTGTGAGTATAGTGGATTACCTAATACGTCGAGTTATGACGAATCGGATAAAGAATATAATGAGATTCGTGCGTCTGGTTTGTTCTGGGAGTTATTTCCTGAATTAACTGGACATTGGGAAACCGATAAATCCGAATGGAAACGTGTGTACAAATCATGAGTATTTACCAAGCAAAGAAAGTGGGTAATACTCCATCTGGTAGTAAATATATTATATTACAAGATGGTCCAAAATCCTTTCATATTTCGGTAGCAAAGGGTGATAACCTAATATATGACCATTTTCATGATCCACCGAACTTGGACTTCTTAGATAATAATATATTATTATTGGAAGAAGAATTATATAATAAATTTCCAGTTGGTTCGGGATTAGATATACACGCATAACCCCTTGATTTTTGAGGGGTTTTGTGTTATATTACATACATACATTTCTGTGAGGCTTCTATGATGAAAGAAATACGGGCACCTGGTTTTGTTGTTTACGAGAACGGTGGATATGATCGTGACCTTGCCAAGCAAAGTGTTGGTCAAGGTTGGTCGGGATTGATTGATGAAATCTTTGATTTGAAGGAATCGCTTAATCTCTCCAACGTTCGTATTGTTCAAGTCAAAGAAAAGTACGCGGGACTTCGGGTCTACATTGACCTGTATTCGTCTGACGAAAACGATCCAGTGTATAAATTTGAAAAGTTTCTCCATGATACGGAACTACGGAGTTTCAAGATTTGTGAAACTTGTGGGAAACCTGGTGCGGTACGAGGTCATGGTTGGTATTATACGTCCTGTGACGAACATGCACGAAATGGTGACCTTCCGCATGGAGATGATGATGCCGAAGAAAACTAAACCAACCGACTTGCAGTTGAAGTTTACAGGTAAAATGAGTGTCCTTATCGAACTGGAAGGATATGGTCCGTTGGAATTTCGGGTAAATGATTTAGACGTAGTGAAGAAGGTTGCGGCGGTTATACTCGACGTAACTGATAATATCACCACCGTAAATTCCTACGGTAAACGTGAACAGAAAAATATGCAGAAACTACTGGATGGTATCGAATGAATAAGATTAGTTACTCACAGTACTCGCTGTGGGCAAATTGTCCACTCTCGTGGAAGTTGAAGTATGTTGATGGTCATAAGTTTGATGACTCGTCAATCAATACTGTATTCGGTACTGCTATGCATGAAGTCATCCAAGAATGGTTGGAACAATACCACTATGCGGGAAAGGACACACAGGCAAAGAGTGTTGACTTGGGTGAACCGTTGAAGCAGAAGTTTATTACATTGTTTCAAGAAAACACTACAGTCGATGCAAATGGGAACAAAGTATTCTTGTGTGATAAGAAAACTTTGATGGAGTTTTACAACCAAGGGTGTGAGATTTTATCCTATATTCAACAGCATCGTCATAAGATTTTCCCGTCAAAAGATACCGCGCTTGCTGGTATTGAATATCCTATTGAAACGGAAGTTCGTCCTGGTGTAACGTTTATTGGTTATGTGGATATTATTACCAAGAATGAAAAGACGGGAAAGGTTACAATTATCGATTTGAAGACTTCACGGTCTGGATGGACACAGGCACAGAAAAGTGACCATATCAAACTAAACCAAATCTTATTGTATAAGAAGTTTATTTCTGAAAAGTTTAACACTCCATTAGAATTGATTGGGACCGAGTTTATTATTCTCAAGCGTACTATTAGTGAGAACAGTCCATATCCCATTCCTCGTGTGAGTACCTTTGAACCGTCCAACGGAAAACCCTCAGTTAATCGTGCGTGGGGACATATCGAAGCGTTTTTGAATGAGTGTTTTGACGGAGAAGGAAATTATCGTACCGATTTGATTAAAGCAACACCTAGTAAAGACGCGTGTAAGTATTGTGTGTATAAGGATAAGGAAGTGTATTGTTCCGATTCATTTTACAAAATCAAAAAAGTTAAAGTACTTACATGAAATATTTTACCATAATGGAACCCACATCGTTATCGGACAGTACACCAATATATACAACCTATTCGGAAGAAGAAATTTTAAATATGTATTGGAATTATTGGTATGACGCGATGTGTAAAAAATTTGGAAAAGACGAAGTTGATAGTAAATATTCCACACGAGATTGTATTGATGATTGGATTATTGTAAATTGGGCATGGGAAGCTACATGATTTGATATTTATATAAACCAAAGGTTATATTAATAAATAACCAGAGGTTTAATGTATGTTTCATCAAAAATTTTCGAAGCAGACGAAAAGTATAACTGGGTTATCGTTAATATTAGGGTTGGTTTTGTACGCATGTTCAGATACACCCACAGGATCGGGGAATCCAACAACGCCACCGCCGGATGATTCTGGAGTATCATTTTCGATGTTGTCTAGCATCATCACCGCTACAGATACAAACATTAATATTCGTGTGTCATGGAAAGCTCCAAATGATCCATTCGGTGCACCGGAATTTTACAGACATACAATGGTTGCTTCAAAGGTTGTAACGGATTCTACCACTGGAAATTTACCTAACCTCAAACAGGTAAATGGATTAGTTGACACCGTTAGAATTTCATTGAAAAAGATAAATGATACGGTTACACTTACTTCTAGTATATGGTCAGTCCGTCGAGGTTTGCAATCCACAACTCCTGGAACTGGGAAACTTTTTGTGAGACGAGGTGATAGAGCACCACTACCACCTGATTCTATTAAGGTGGATACAATTGTGATACCGGCCGCACCCATAATAGGAGGTACGTCATCTATCCTATTTCCAAAAAATACAGCGGCACTGATAAATGAACAGTCATACAACTCTATGTTTGGAAGTTATAAAAATGGAGTGAGTATGTACAAGTCGGGAAACACTACGTATTTAACGATTATTCCACAATAGCATTTACGAGGTTATTATGAAATGGTTATATAGTATTATTTTAGCATTTGCATTTTCTACTACTGTAGACGCACAGCCGATTAGACCGGTGGCATCGGTTAGTATGTTAACTGCCTCTCGACAGATTGCGTTTCAGCTACGCTGGACGCAACGAGAGGCAGTAGACAGTACAATGGTAGCAGTGTTTTTATCTAAAGATACAGTTCCAATCTTGTATAGACGAACACAGTCGCCGGACACTATTCGATTTACTATTCCAACTGATACGACGACCTATCGGTTTTTATTGGTAAATGTTCGTAGAAACATTGTAAGTCCGCCGGCAAATGTGAATTTCTATTTTGATGCAGATAAGTATTACGTTCCAAGTGGATTGTCGGTGTATCCAAAAACCATTACTATTGATTCGACTAGTACAACACGACAGGTACAGTTTTGCGCCTTCATTAAGTTTGCAGACGGTACTACGGTGATACGAGATAGAGATCTAACCATCCCAAAGTGTATTGATTATTACAATACAATTCCTGTGGAGCAACGTTCTACTGGTGGAGCAAAGCAACGGGTGGCAAATAAAATGTGTTTGTCGTGGACAACTACCGGTGGAACCATTGAGAACGAAGTGTGTTCAGGTTAAAGTCGCTGGTGTTTTTGTTGGCAATCCAAACTACCGCCGTGAAAGTGGTATATTCATATAACCGTAAAGTATATGATAGTTTAGAAATCATCGTGAACAAAAATGAAAAAACAATCCACCAAAAAAATTATAAATTATTTACCGATATCGATTCAACTAATATTGGCTATGCTACAAAAGCTGATAAGGTTGAGGTAATATTACGGGGATACAAAAAAGATTTATATTGTTACCCACACATCGATAGGTTGCAGTACCCATATTACAGAATATCATATGGTTTGAATTTTGAATGTGTAAAACTTAAAACTTAAGAGGAAGTTATGAAATCAGTAATGAAGTTTATGGCAATTGTAGGAGCAGTACTTATAGGTGTAGCATGTGCAGATGAAGGTCCAACACGCCCATATGTTGTGCATTATAGAAATGGAAAGCTGGATACCGTCTTTCTTCAAAAGACTGACACGTTGGTAAAGACCAAGACCGATACAATAAATAATGTAATTGTACGAACGGACACGGTTATCATTACTCGTACAAACACCGACACCGTGGTTAAGACAGTTACCAAAACCGATACGTTGCGATTGGTTCGTGTGGATACCGTCAATAAAATAGTCACTCGTACCGACACGGTATATGTACCAAAGATTGTAACGAGAGTGGATACGTTACGTATTACGAAGGTGGATACCGTACGGGTTCCAACGATTGTTGTTCGGGTCGATACCGTTCGTATTACAAAAGTAGATACACTACGATTGTATTGTACAGCGGTAAACCCCGCAGGGAATTTGAATTGTAGTGATAAGAAACCCTAATAATATATTATAATTTAGTACCCTTGACAAAATCCCTTACTTTGATTATATTCAAGGTAAGGGATTTAAGTTTAATACAAGGTCCGATATGAACCAACAGTGGTATCAGTTTCACCAACAGGAAATAACCACAACTACCAGCGCATCATTTCATTATACAACAACGGAAGATGTCGTATTTCTTCCCGTACTAAATGTAGAACAGGAGTAACTATGATTCGTACCATTCTTTTTGCACTAGTGGTCGTTACTACGGGATGTATGGACAAGAGTAACCCACGTAAGGGTACCGTGTACTGCCCGAGCGCCCCACCAGTTGTCGTGGATAGCGCCGTTCATCATTGGAATGACCGTGACGGGTTGTATGTGTACACCACACAAACGTCTACTGCGTTCCCGCTTCGTTTCTCACCGTCATGTTCGTTCCGGTGGGATTAAACATGGAAAACCCAATGGTGAATTACCAAAAGATTATCAAGGAAACGGCAAGTAATCACTATAACGTGCGGGATGAATTCAAGAACAATACCGTACAGGAAAATATCGCCATCTGTAATAAAGACCGCTTGAAGTTTTCCGTAGGTTGTATTAATATTACCGGAGAACTCAACATTGGCATGATGCTGCGTTCGGCGTGTTTGTTTGGGGCAGAGAACTTCTATATCTTTGGACGCAATAAGTTTGATAAGCGTAGCACGGTAGGTGCCGAGAATTATATTAATATCGTCCAATATGTGTTTGATGACCCGATCCACGCCGACATGCAGATTGCCCAAAAGCTACTGGATGTAAAGAAGATGATGGAGCATACGATTGTGTTGTGTGATACGGGTGGGCATGAAATCGGTAAATACACCACATGGAACTACTTCAGGGAACAGAACCCGTTGTTTATTTTCGGTTCAGAAAGTCATGGTATTCCGAGTGCAGTCAGCGAACAATTCAAGAACAAAGTGAGTATCCCGCAACGTGGGGTCATGCGTTCATTTAATGTATCGGCAGCCATGAACATCATCTGTTGGGACTACGTTAAGGAAATGCATCTATGAGTGGACGTGCGGCACGGGCAGCAAAGCAACGGAAGATGAACTCCATCAACGACGAACTGCTTTGGAAGCATAGTCACTATATAATTCATTCTCCCAAACTAATATGGATGGATTGGAATGATTTCAATAAAGAGGAATGTACTGATGAAACCAGAACTTAAAGAAGTATTAATCAAGGTATATACATCTTCTCTTGAAGCACACAATCGTCGTTGGGAATATTTGACCTTACCATTGGATGAACGATTTACACTTATACAGGAATATATCGATGAGAAAAGAACTTTGTTATCATGACGAGCTTTGGTATGCCTGTAGAAAGTGTATGGCAGAACTTCGTGTGTGGAAAGAGTATGATAAGTTGAAAAACGAATTGGAAATCGAACGGAGCAAGCGGAAGCAGATTGAAGAGTTGTATGATAATTTGAAAGCCGATGTTGCTCCACTCATTAAAGCCGCAAAGGAATTGAACGAGAGTTACGAAGATGCTTATGTGGTAAACAAGGTTCGGAGAGCGGTGAAGAATCTCTAATTAAATCTTATATAATACCCCACTTGACAACGGTGGGGTTTTGTATTATATTTAGGTATACTTAACAAGGACAGAGCATGACACTTGAACAACTTGCTGAAATTATTGATAGAATGCGAAACCGTAGTACGTGGGATATGTACAAAGACCTTACCGTAGCGGTTGTTACCGATGAACCATCCGCCGGTCC